CCATGGCCGCAGTCACCACATCCAGCGCGTTGGAGACGATCACGGACTACATCAACGACGCGCGCGTCTTGCTGCAGGATACCATTATCCCATATCGTTACGACGATCCCAGCTTGCTCACCGCGATGAACGTCACGCTCCTGGAGGGGCGGCGCATTCGCGCTGATCTTTTCGTCTACAACAAGAAGGTAGACGCCCCGTCGGGTGTCCAGTTTTTCCCCGGTAACGACGGCTCGAAGGTACTAATCGAGCCCCCGTTCCGGCTGGCGTTCCTGCACGGACTTTGTGCCCATGCGTTAGAGCGCGACCAGGAAGACATCCAGGACGATCGCGCCGCGAAGTTCATGGCGATATTCAACAATATTCTGGTCGGGCGTGGCCCCATCATGCCGCAGCAGGCACAGGGGTAAGACCAATGGCGATAAATAAAACCGACTTCGACCAGCTGATGAACCAAGCGCGCATCAAGCTCGTCGGCGCGTCCGATGCCGGCTTGCTTGGCGAGCTCTATGACGTCCTGTCCGAGTTCTTCAACGACAGCCGTTCCTGGACCCAGGATATTACCGTCCCCTACCAGCCGAACACCCAATCGTACCCGGTCCAGCCGATCGAGGGTCAGATCATCAGTCTCGTCGGGGTTAGCGACTGGGGGCCGGTAGTTCCGCCCACCACGATCGTTCCGAACCCGAACACGTCTTTTGTGCCAGCACTCATGCCCGATCTGGGCACGCTTGTCCTCATGCAGGCGCCGAACGTCTCCGGCTACTATCAAGTCACCGTATGTACGAACGTCTCCCTGCCGACTGACCGGCATCAGATGCCGATCGCGCCCTCGTGGGTATTGCCGATCTGGCACGTTGGCATCCTCGACGGACTACTTGGGAAGATGATGTCGCAGCCGGGCAAGGCCTACGCCAACGACAAGCAGAGTGCGTACCACCTCAAACGCTTTCGTGATGCCATCGCGCGGGCTCGTATTGCGAAGATGCGCGCCAACACGAATGGTGCCGCGGCGTGGCGCTTCCCGCAGCAGTTCCGTGCGGCCAGTCAGCAGAGCGGTGTGCCGGCGATCGGCAGCGCCAACGAGAGGAGCTTCTGATGGCCCTCACTTCCGCATGGGTGAACATCACGATCGCGAACACGGTGACGTGGCAGGACGCGTTTCAGTTCGGCGTGGTCGGAGATACGACCTGGAGCTTCACCGGGCAGAACTTCAAGCTGGAAGTGAAGGCCAGCCGCGATGATGCCGCGGCGCTGTTTACCGCCAGCACAGCCTCGGGCTCGATCGTCGTCGACGATGTCGTGCAGCGCGTCCTCCATATGAACGTCCCGGAGGCGACCCTCCTGGCCAATCTTCCCGTTGCTGAATACGTCTACGATCTAGTCATGTACGACGGCTCGGTACCGCCGCTCCGCGTGCAGCTGATGCAGGGCGAGCTGCAAGTCAAGCAAGGCGTCACGGAGAGCTAATCATGACCGTCAACATCATCTCTCCTGCCCCGATTATGGCTCAGCCGGTTGTTGTGATCGGCGGCCCCACGGGCCCTTCTGGCGGACCCACGGGCCCGACCGGCAACACCGGCTCGACCGGACCTACCTCGGCGTCATTCACTGGCGCGACTGGCCCCACGGGCGGCGGCGCGACCGGCCCCTCTGGCATGACGGGCCCTCGTGGGCAGACTGGCTTTACGGGCCCTGTGGGTAACCAGGGGGCAACTGGCTTTAGCGGTACTGGTCCCACGGGCCCGACCGGTTTTAGTGCGACTGGACCCACCGGCGTCCAGGGCTCTGGCGGACCGCTTGGGCCTACTGGTCCACTGGGAACGGGCCCCACGGGACCAACTGGCACACAGGGCGTCACCGGACCGTCTGGTGGCCCGACCGGCGCGACTGGCGTCACGGGCCCGACTGGAAACACCGGCGCCACCGGCCCGTCGCAAGTCGCTGGCCTGCAGTTCGTCATCGACGGCGGCGGCGCGGTCCTCACGACGGGCATCAAGGGCTATCTGCAAGTTGACTTCAACTGTACGATCCAGCAAGTGACTTCGCTTGCCGACCAGACTGGCTCGGTGGTGGTCGACATCTTCAAGTGTACTTACGCAAATTTTGCCCCTCCCACGCACCCTGCTGTAGCGGACAAGATCACCTCATCTACCCCGCCGACCATCTCGTCTGCGTTGAAGGCGCAAGACGCCACGTTGAGTGGCTGGACTGTTGCGATCAGCGCGGGGGATATCCTGGCCTTCAACGTGAACTCGGTTACGACGATCCAGCGAGTGACCGTCGACTTGAAGGTGGTTAGGAACTAAAAATGGCGTCTACGCTCGACCCAGCAACAGTTTTGAATGGGACGCTGTCAGGCGGCAACCTGATCTACTCGTATACTACGCCCAGCGCCGACGGTGGCGCTTTCGCTACAAGTAGCGCCGCGAAATCGTCCGGTAAGTGGTATATGGAAGCCCAGCTTACCGTCCTCGCTAGTGGTTCAGACAGCTGTTTTGGCATCGGAATTTCGGGGACGGCAACCATTAGCGGCCTCGGTGGAGGGGGCGCCGCTAATGGTTGCGTCGTGTATGACAGCCGCGCGATATGGAAGGGCGGCTCTTCGACGGGCCAACTTGTACCGGGCCGCGCGTTTGCAACGGGGGATTGGCTAGGCATTCGCCTTGATCTGACCGCTAACACAGTGACGTTCGAGAACGTCACATCCGGAGGCGGAGTCAGCGCGGCTATCTCGATTTCGGCAGGAACCTATCTACCAGCGGTCGTTTCAAACGCTTCAACGGAGAAGTGGACAGTGAATTTTGGCGCCACCTCATTTCAGCAGGCTGTCCCAACAGGTTTTTCGGGGTGGGATGGCTCAGCGATAACGATCCCGCCGATGAGCCACGCTGCACTGATATGTTGAGGACCCCATGAGCAACGCAGCGATCGTCATAATGATCCCGCCGCAAAGCCGCACGGTGACGATCCCGGCCGCCGCTCGCGTCGTGACTATCCCGGCGCAGGAACGACGGATGTCAATATCCCACGTTGAGCACGTGATACCCGTGCCGCCGAATTCTCGCGTGGTCTCTGTGCCGCCGAATTCTCGCGTGGTCTCTGTGCCGCCGAATTCTCGCGTGGTCTCTGTGCCGCCGAACTCTCGCGTAATCGATCTACCACCAAGGATTTTATGATGCCATTGATTGGAACTAAAATTCAGCAGGTTGGAGATCGCATCCGTTACCATGTGGACTGCGACAGCTGGCTTGGGGATGGGGAAGTCCTCACCGGGGTGACCGCGACGATCGATAGCGGCTCCGCGGTGTGCGACGGCATCTTGATTGATTACACCAGGCGCGGGTTCTACTACTTCATCAGCAACGGCGCGCTGAACGCGGTGTTCAACGCGATCTTCGTGCAGTCTACTTCGCGTGGAGAAATTCGATATGATCACGTTAATTTTACGATAGTTACCAACGGGGGATCAGCTACAAATACTGGCAACCAAGGTTTGATGATTTCTATAGTTGGCCCTCCCGGGCCCACGGGTCCAGGAGGAGCTAGTGGAACTACAGGGGTCACGGGAGCAACAGGTCCAACAGGTTTTGGCGCGACTGGCGCTGGCGCGACTGGTCCTACCGGGGCCGGAGGGCCTACTGGAGCGCAAGGCACTGCGGGAGGAGCTGGTGCGACTGGCGCCACAGGCCCCACGGGAGCCCAGGGTATCCAAGGCGTAACTGGACCCACGGGAGCTCAGGGCATCCAAGGCGTAACTGGACCCACAGGCCCCACGGGAGCCCAGGGCATACAGGGTGTGACTGGACCCACCGGGGCGCAGGGCATCCAAGGTGTAACTGGGCCGACTGGCAACACAGGCACAGCGGGCGTTACGGGCGCAACAGGGTCCGGCGCAACACTAGTAATTCGGACCCAGACATTCACGGCAAACGGTACCTACACCCCCAATGCCAACCTGCTCTATTGCATCATTGAGGCCGTGGGAGGTGGCGGTGGGGGCGGCGGTTCATCAGGTACCGCGTCCCAGAACTATGCCGGCGGTGGTGGCGGTTCAGGTAGCTACTCACGCCTCATCGCGAGCAAAGCCACTATCGGTGCGTCGCAGGCCGTCACAATAGGCGGTGGCGGAGCCGGCGGTGCGGCCGGAGCGAACAACGGTTCTGCCGGTTCTGACACCAGCGTGGGGACGCTATGTATCGGTAAGGGCGGCTCGGGAGGCCTTTTTGGATCGGCCGCCCAGGTTGGAAATGGCGGCGCTGGCGGTGTAGCTGGCACAGGTACCCTGACCATCGCCGGCAATCCCGGAGGTTCTGGTGAATATAATTCTTCGGGTGGTGTATTTACTTCAACGTCATTCGGTGGGATGAGCCATCTTGGCCCCGGTGCGACCGCCGCCATTTTCTCTGGCGGCGCTGCCATCGCCGGTAACAACGCCTCAGCCAACACTGGCGGCGGTGGCTCTGGTGGAACTACAGCCGGCGCTGTGAGCGCTGCTGGCGGCAACGGTGGCTCTGGCCTCGTGTTCGCCACGGAATACTGCAGCGCATAAAGGAGGCTACGATGTTGATCGCACAGAAAACTCAAAGCGCCGGCGACAAAATTCGCTATGAGCTCGACTACTCGAACTGGTTGGAAGAAGGTACCAGCCTGACAAGCGGGACCGTCATTCTCGACCCGAAGAACAACCCGCAGCCAACAGATATCGTGATCGGAGCGCCCACGGTGGGGTCGAACACCCGCCTCATATTCACGGTCGCCGGCGGCTCTGCTAACGAAGTGTTCACTATTGACGTTCAAGCAGTAGACAGCCGATCGGAGATCAAGAACGATACTATATCGTTCCGGATCACTGCCCCCTAATTCGGAGACCCCAATGTCCAGCCTCCTCGCCTACGTCGATTTGACGCTCGCTGGCTATGTCGCCGTGTTCGTCGCCACGCTCGTCTTCAGTCAGAAGATCAAGGACTTTTTCGCCGGCGTTCCGGCGCACACCCGCGCCAACCTCAAAGCCGTAGAGGCCGGCGTGCTTGCCAAGGTCAAGGCATACGAGGCCGAGCTGATTGGTAAGATCGTCCCGGCTCCTGTTACCGTGGCGGTAAATCCGCCCCCTGCCCCCGCCGCACCGGCCGCATAACCAAGGAGGCTCCGATGGAGCCAGCATCGATCCGCTTCAAGAACCCAGGCGCTATGTGGGGCAACGCACTCGCCAAGAAGTGGGGCTCCACGGACACCGTTACGCTCCACGATGGCTTGGGACAAGGCAACAACATCGCGGTATTCCCGACCTATGTGCAGGGTATCTGCGCGCAGCTCGATCTCTGGCGCACCTCGCCGAATTACCGTAACAAGCGCTTCGCCGACGCCATCGCGATCTGGTCTGGCCACAATCACGTCGAGAGTTATATTGCCTATGTTCTACAGCGCGTACCTGGGATGACCCGCGATACGGTCATGAACGACGCGTTCTGGCGCGGTCCGCTGGCGATCGGTTTCCTCAAGGCGCAGGCCGGGCACGAAGCTGGCAAGACGTATCCAGCCCCCGATGCTGACTGGATCGAGGCGCAGAAGCGCGTGTTTGGTGGGTTTGCCATTACCGCAACCCCTGCTGCTCCTGCTCCCGCTCCCGCTGTCCATCCGGTCCACAAGAAGACGGCAGCCGTCGTCACTTCGGCCGGGGCCGCCGGCGCGGCAGCTCATGCTGCAGGCGCCAACCATACGACCGTCGCGATTGTTGTCATAGTAGTGGCTGTCGCAGCGATCGTCGGCTTCGCCATCCACACCAGGGTGTCCAAGTGATTGCGTGGATCAAACAGGAATACGCGTACATCCACTCGACGTTTCACTCCAGCGAAGTGATCCTATGGGCGCGCGCCCAGTATGTCCTGCTGGCCGTCTACACGGCCCTCCAGCAGGTCGACCTTTCGGCGATCATCAGCGATCACCGGCTCCTGCAGTTCTATATATTCGCGAACGCGCTGGTCTCTGAGTTTCTTCGGCGCCGAAACGCTGAGTATCACGAGGACGGGTCGATCAAATGATCACGGCGATCCTTGCGTTCTTTCAGGCTGTCCCGGCTATCATGGGCGGGATCAACAACTTCACGAACGCCTATTACAACGCGAAAGTTCAGCTCACGACTGCCCGTATTGGCGGAGACGTCAACGTGGCGAAGCAACTGGTGACCGGTATCGTTGCCGAGGGACAAGTTCGTGTCGCGTTCCTCAGCACGGTATCGCAGAGCAAGTTTCTGATGTGGCTTGTCGGTGGCTTTGCCGCTCCGTGGATCGTCTACGAGTGGAAGGTCGTCATCTGGGACAACATCGTCTGTAAGTGGTTGTACGGCGTGTACGGGTTCACCCCAGAGATTACTGGCATCGTTGGCACATGGGCTGGCGTTATCCTTGCCGGCATTTTCGGGGCCGGAACCGTGGCAAGCGTCGGCCACATGTACTTCAACCGTAACAAAGCCGGAGAGTAAAATGTTCAAGTTGATCGCTATCCTTTTCGCTGTCGTCAACGGACAACCAACCGATGAAATTGGTCGCATGCGGAATAAAACGATGTTCCCAACTGAAGCGGCCTGCATGAACTACTTCGACACCGCCGAAGGGGCGCAGGCGAAACACGGTATTGACGAGTTCATAGCGTCGAACGAAGGTCGCGTTACTGTCAAATTCTCGTGTGCTAAGACTGAGGAGGATACGCTCTGATGGCCAACGATCCGCACTGGATGGAAAAAGCGTTCGCCAATTCGCACGGTCAGTTTAAGGCGAAGGCCAAGAAGGCCGGCATGAGCACAGAGGCTTACGCCGCGAAGCCGCATTCTGGCAAGACGGCGAAGCAGGCGAACCTCGTCAAGACCGCTGCCAAGATCAATCACAACCGTGGCCGGTAAGCGCCATGTCAAGCAAGAACAGACACCGCGCATTTCGCGCGGACACCACGAACGTGCAGATCACGGCGCCAACCCCAGCGCCAGCTCAGGAGAAGACAATGGAAGCAGTTCAGGACAAGAGCCCGGAAGCATCAGCGGAACCGATCACGCTGACGGGAACGTCGAAGCAGTTAGCAGCGGCGGAGGAAGAAAACGCCGTTAGGGCGCGCAAGCTGATCGAGCTTCAGAACGCGCAGGGCACAGAGGCAGAGCCGGTCTCGGTTATAGGGCTCGCCGCGCAAGGTAGAGAGGCCCTCTTGGAGGGCCTGCGGCAGCATGCCGAACGCAGCAAGCCGAAGGAATATGTTCCGCCGCCGCGCACCGAGCGCCAAATGTCGGCGCTTGAAGAAGAACTCGAAGCGGGACGGAAAGCCCAGCAGAAGGCGGAGGCCCAACAGGCTTCGCGGCCGGTCCCGGCCCGTGACCCGGCTGAAGGCAGTTCAGTTCCTGTTTACCGGCCTGGAGATATGGTTCCGGACCCTGTTAGTGGGAAACTTGGAGCGTTCGGAAAAGACGCATGAGGAATAGATGGCTGCAGCACGACCAGAGGACCCGGGAGCTTCAGACAGCTTCAAGCTGGAGCAGTTTGGCGGGATGTTGCCGGCATGGGATGACCACCTCATCCCTCAAGGTCAATCTGCGTCATCTCTGAACGGGTATCTGTTTAGCGGCGGGCTGGCAGGATGGCGCACCCCGAAGCTGCTCTTCAACCTGAAGAGCAACACCTCTAAGTTCGCCTATCGCCTGCCGCTCACCACGCAGAACATCGCGAACGCGACGGCGTACCTGCTATCAATCCCGCTCGACGGCGACCAGATCACGTTGGGTGAAGAAGTATACACGTTTCGGACAGTGATCGCCGCCGCTTACGATGTGTTGATTGGCGCATCTGTTACCGTGGCGGTAACAAATCTCTTTCAGGCTTTCACAGCAGACAACGGAAAGAGCACCAATGCAGGAACCAATTACGGCGTCGGCACCGTCGCTAATCCGGCGATTGACCAAACGTCTCCGATCACGACGAATATCCTTGCGACCGATATTCCACGTATCGAGGCCTTCGCTCCCTCCAGCGGAGCTGCCTTTAATACGACACTTGTCGCTGACAACACGGGTGGCACCCGCATCGTGTGGCGCTACAACGGCGCCCCGACCAGCTCGTTCCAAGGTGGCACCAATCTGGCCTTCGATGCCTCCATCACTGGAGCTTCTGTCTGGCTGGAGTTCGCTGACCCAGACACTGATGTCATGCGGTCTCCAGTGGTCAACGACACTTTTGACCGCTTCTACTTTGCCAGCCCAAGTCTGGCTCCGCAGTATAACACCCGAGCCCGCATCCAGGCCGCCCAACCAGCGTGGCTCCTCGGTGTGCCCGCCCCCGGGTGCTCGCCGGGTGTCGCCGTCACGGGTGGCGGGTCCGCCGTTACCCTTGGGTTTCCCACCGCGTCCACCTCGGCTACCGGTAACCCAGGCGCGAATATAATCTATCTGATCCCGGTTACCCCTGCGGGAGCCATGATCCTGAACGACGTCACGTTCCTCCCTCAGTCTACCGCGAACGCGAACTTCGCGGCGGTGCTTTACAACGATCTGAACGGCTCTCCGCATCAGCTGCTTAACGCTGGAGCCCCCGTTGCGGGGGTGACTGCGGGCGTGAACGCTTCCAGTGCGTTCGTGAACCCGACCGGTCTATTGATGAACGTCCAGTATTGGATCGGCATCATGATCGACACGGCGATCAACATCCAGGAAGCCGATACGACCGGCTCCGCCGGCGTGGTCTCCTTGAACACATATTCGAACGGTCCGCCGCCGGCGATAAACAATCTCCAGGTGGGCTTCCCCGATCTGCAGTTGTGGGGCGATCTGACGTCTTCTGCCGTACAGGAGGCTCGCTCCTACGTCTACACGTACATCACGGCCTATGGCGAAGAGAGCCCCCCTTCCCCGGCGACTGTTGTGACCGGCTGGAGCAACGGCACCTGGACTATCTCGCTGTTCCAGCCGCCGCCAGATCAGCTCGGTATCACGCGCAACATCACGAAGATAAGGCTATACCGGTCACTCACGTCGCAGACTGGGCCGACTACGTATTTCCAGGTTCAGCCTACTGATCTTGATGTGCACACTGCGACTTACAGTGACGTGCTCGACGACACCGCGGTAGTCATCAACCCGCAGCTCCAGTCGCAACTATGGTTCCCTCCCCCGGAGGACCTGCAGGGGATTATATCTATGCCCAACGGCATGGCGGTGGGCTGGCGCGCGAACGAGATTTGGTTCTGCGAGCCGTACCGGCCTCACGCGTGGCCACCCTCGTACGTCATCACGACGGAGTACCCAATTGTTGGTCTCGGCATCACGGGCAACAGCGTTGTCGCGTGCACGAGCGGCGCCCCGCACATTGCGACTGGCACAGCTCCGGGCACGATGAGCGCGACCAAAGTCCAGACCAGCGAGCCGTGCCACTCGCGTGGGTCGATCTGGGGCAACAACGACGGCGTCTACTACGCCAGCCCTAACGGGCTAGTTTTGGTGACGCAGTACGGCGCGGTCACCAACACATCGGAGCTGTGGATCACGCGAGAGAAGTGGCAGCAGCTCACCCCACAGAAAAACCTGCGGTGTGTGTTTCTTGTCTCCAGTTACTTCGCACTAGGATGCATCCGCAACGGCGATACCAGCGTCGCGCAGCGGGGGTTCACCATCGAGCTGAACGCGGCCGACAGCCAGTCGTTCTCGATCTGGCCGCAGCCGGGTGGGCATCGCCTCGGCTTCAACCAGCTGAGCGCCCCGAACGGCTTCAATGTCGACAACGTGAGGCTGGACCCGTGGTCCAGTGTCTGCCTCGTGATCCAGAACAACGCGGTCTACTATTACGACTTCACGGACCCGGCCTCGGTCATGCAGACATACAAGTGGCGCTCGAAGCTGTTCCAGCAGAAGGCCAAGAAGAACTTCGAGGTGATGCGTATCTGGTTCACGATCCCGCCTGGTACTCCCGCGCTGAACGCGAAGCGTGCGGAGAACCCGACGACCGATCCGTTCTGGAATAGCCTCCCTGCGGACCGCTACGGCTTCGTGCGCGTGTTCGCTGGGTATGGCGACCAGATGTCGAACTCTATGAACCTGGTTACCGTGCGCGAGATACGTTCACCACAGGAGCTTCTTCGCATTCTCTCCGGGTTCAAGTATGAGACATGGCAGTTTGAGTTTGAGGCCCGCGTGCCGATCTCGAACGTGCAGATCGCAACCTCCGTAAAGGCCTTGGCAAAAACATGAGCAGTGTAGGACCAGTCTGTCACATCGCACCAGTAGAGCCGATCGGTCAGCCCGGGCCTACGAACCTGCCTGCGATCCCGCCGGCGACAGCAGACGTGCAGTCGCTTTATCGCACAGTGAACGCTATGCGACAGGTCATCATGATCCTGACTGGCCAGCTTGCGCAGGGCCCGCGGGGGGCGCGCGGCGCCGCAGGTCAGAACGGCAGTAACAGCAGCGCAAAAGGCACCTGGACAGAGCAGAGCCGTGTCGAGGACACGGTGAAGATTTACCAGAACAACGATCCGAGCACTGGCAACTTCGTCGAGGTGAAGCAGATCAACTCGCTCACGATGGCCAACAAAGATACTGGCCAAACCTGGAAGTGGAGCCGATGACCGATAAACCATACGGTCTCGATTTTTTCCATAAGATCACGGACGTGCATTTTGGCAACAACTGGCTAAATGTGTCTACTAGTGTGCCCTTCGCCGCGGGTGTCACGAACACGGTGAAGGTTGACTTCCCTAACCAAGCTGGAGGTACGCCCGGGTTTAACCTTATTCCGGCGCCTGGTAGCTTCCCATCGGACCCCCACACAGTTACGGCGTCTGATTTGTCGCACAGACTTATCACTGGTGCAGGTGCACCTGTGACGGGTTTTGGGACCAAAAGCGGACCGAACAACTCCCAGGTATACCTAAAGCTCGACAAATTTTTCCCGACGTCTGTGTTCGGGGTGCGAGTATCCATAACTCGGTCTGGCACGGTTCACTCTAATACTCTAATCAAGATTGGCACCATTAAGAGCTCAGGTATGAAAGCAGGGCTGGTTACCCCGATCCCGCTCTTCAGTAGCCAGCAAGCACTAAGCCTGTCTGGTAACGGTACATTCAACTTCTCGGTAAACCCCTCCACCTTGCAGGTGACCGGGCCGTTCTAGGGGGTTAACCACCACTTAAGTACCCACTGCTAGGCGTGGAAGGGCCATTTTAAGGGGCCTGACCTATGTCGATGTCCAGCAACTCCAGTAACAGCAACTCCACGTCGACGACGGCACCCGTCGAGACCCCCGAAAACCAGATTATAGACCAGATTTCTGGCGTCGCATCCGGGCTGGCCAACCAGATGTATAGCTGGGCGCAAGGTGTCTTCCAGCAGACGTCCCAGATCACCAATCAGGCGGTGGGGAATTTCTTCAACGTCTCCCAACAGATGCTGGGGTTATCAAATACGCTAACCGGGCAGTACAATAATCTGTTTGCTCCGGAGAACGCGCAGCTCGTCGCGGACGCCAACTCGTATGCGTCGCCGCAGCGGATGGCCGTTGACATGGGCCAGGCTGGCGCCACCCAGGCTCAGGCGGGTGACCAGGCGCTGAAGAACAGCGAGCAGCAGCTGCAGTCATACGGGATCGACCCATCTTCTGGCCGTTATGCTGCCTTGGACAAGGCAGCTGCTGTGCAGAACGCCGCCAATGTGGCGGGCGCAGAAAATACTCAGCGCAACGCCGACATCGCAACTGGCCAGAAGCTCCGCAGCGAGGCCGTGCAGGTTGGCGCTACGCTTCCCGCTGCCATTGCGAACGTCAACAACACGGCGATCCAGGCGAACACCGGCGCGACCAACGCGACGCTCGCGAACGCGAACACCGGCGCGAACCTGATGTCGCTTCCAGACAAGTATCTCCAGACGGCGATGGGCGTTAAACTGCCGTTCTCCGGTAGCCAGGGGCAATCTCAGTCGCACAGCAGCGGCAGTTCGTCCTCCCCCGACAAGTCGGGGGGCGGTGGTGGCGGCGGTAATGGCGGTGGCGGCAATCAGGGCGGTGGTGGCGGCGGTGGCCCGGCGTGGATGCCGCAGCATGGCGGTGGTGGCGTCGAAGGCACTGGCTATGCCGCACGTGGCGGTGCACAGCCCGGATCGCACATTATGAATGTGCCGCCGTATGGCCAACCCGACGCAGCGGCTTACAACGCCGATCCCTTTGCCGGCTTCGACACCGGCATGGGCTCGGTTGGCGAGCAGACCACCGACCCGTTTGCATCCTACGGCAGCGGCACGGACCAGGGCGCTGGTGCGTTTGGCAATAGCTATGGCCAGGACTGGGGCAACGGCAATACCGCAGACCCGAACGTCTTTGGCGGCCAGGATACCCAGTCGTACACTGGCGACCAGTTCAGCGGTGGCAGTGGCTTCGGCAACGGCTCCGACCAGAGCGGCCTTGGCGCGTTTAATTACGACCCTTATGCGAATTCGTTTAATCCGAGCTCGAACTCCACTACGGGTACTTCATACGATACCAGCAACTGGCAAGACCCGACGCCTCAAATGTCAAGCGATCCCGGTATCTGGGGTAGCGGCTCAGATCAATCTTATAGCGATCCGTTCGCTGGTGGCAGTGGGACTGACATGTCGTCCTACGGAGACACTGGCTTCGCAGCCGGCGGACCCGTCCCTGCCGCGATGAGCCCGTCCGGCGGCCAGCGGGTCGACGACGTCCAGGCGCAGGGTCCCCGCGGACAGCACATGAATTTGAACGCACACGAGTTCGTCATCCCGCAGGATGTCGCGCTCTGGAAGGGCCAGGAGTTCTTCCAGAACCTGATCGACCAATCGCGGAAGAAGCGCGTGATGGCGCCGGCGAAGCCGCAGCCCGCGGCGCCCACGCGCCAACCTAATACGATGAGGTAAGCCATGGCCCCGCGTGATTTTTCAACCGACGGTGCGTTCGGTGCCGGCCAGCCGGCCGGTGTCCCCGCCGCTCCCGGCACTCCGGCCACGACGACAGAAGGCGGGTGGAGCGGCCAGTTGGGTAGTCCGTCCTATGGGACTGATCCATCCAACACCGCGGCATATGAGCAAGCATCCGCGCAGAAGCCAACGTCCTATGCGGGCGGCGGCTTCGCGATGAACCCGGCCAATCTCGGTGCATATCAACAGGCCTATGGTCTCTCGTTCGAAGACGGCGGCGACGTTGGCGACGGCGGCGACAGCAGCGGCTCCCCGCAGCAGGACGCGATCCAAAAAGCGCTCAGCACCGTTGATGGCGTCTTGGCATATGGCCGGAAACTTTACGGGCTTGGCGGTGGAGACAACGAAGGCGGCGGCATCCAGACTGCAGACGCCGGCTACCAGAACGGGCGTATGCCAGCTCGACCGGGCAACCAGTCGGAGAGTGGCGCTCCTCCCGTGCAGCCAATGCCGGGCCCGCTCCCGCCGACATCGAACCCGTTCGGTAAGAGAGCCGATGCTATGCCGTCACGGCCGGGCACTCCGTCTGACAGTGGGATACCGCCCATGCAGCCATCGCCGGGACCACTACCGCCGACAGACAACCCGTTCGGAAAGCGGCAATCGCGGCCCCTAGCAAGCGGTGACGGCGGAGATGGCAGCGCCAGCAGTCAGCAGGCGATCGACACCGAGGAGACAGCGTGATGCAAGCCGCCATTCAAACAGACATCGAGGCCGGCCGCGGTCCCGCCGACGCGTCGCAATACGGGCGCCCTTACGCCGGAGGCAATCAGGACACTGATAACGAAGGCGCGATCGATACCGGCGACCAGAGCGTGCAAGAGGATAATTCCGGAGCTGCACCGGTGATCGGAGGCGCGATCCCCGGCGAAGATAACTCCGGAGCCGCGCCAGTCATGCCAGCCTCGCCACAGGGCGGTGCAAGTGGTCAGCAGCATTTTACGCCTAATCTAAATCCCGCGGACGTCCCGGGGAACATGAAGCGCATCGTCAGCTATCTGCTGGGTGCCGACGCCGCTCCCCTCCAGGCGATCGATCAGGTAGGCCAGCAAGTTGACCCTCAAGGGCAGATGGCACCGGGAGACCGCAATCTTGTCGGTATCGACCAAGCTGGTGACGTCGCCAAGCAATGGCAATTGTTACAGGCACACCGCAAAGCCTTCATGGCTAAGCAGTCGTTTGCCTACGCCGCCCTTACTGGTTCCGCGCAAAAACCCGCCGATATCAACGCCGCGATCGATGCCGCGAACCAGGCCGAACAGCATATTCCCGATGGGTCCAACGTAAGATTTAGTCGCTCTCAGAACGGTGTTACCGCCACGGTGACAATGCCGGGGACGGCACAGCCGCAACAAATCCAGCTGACACCTGAGCAATTCAAACAATACCTGGACGTCGGCAATGACGGCCAATGGGATAAACTCCAACAAGCCAGCGTCCCTGCAACGCTACAGCGGCTCTCACAATCTACGATGTCCAAAGTCACTGGCGTACCTGACAAGGGTCCGCCGGCGGGCTCCGTCGTCCTGCCTGAACCACAACCTAAGACCAATTTCGGCAAGACGCCATCGACCTTGAACCTGTCAGGGAGCGATGAACAGCAGCCGCCGCCTGAGGACAAGACTGGCTACGGTGATGAGCTCGAACAACGTGCGATGAAAGTCTTCCCGGGCATCACTCAAAATGCCCAGCGCCAGCAGTGGATGGCAGCGCAGGAGGAGAAAGAACTCGAACGCCAGAACAAGCTCGACGTCGAAGAGAAACGCGGCACGTTCAAGGTTCAGGCCGCCGATACGACCGGTACGCACCGGGAGGGTGCGGCTGATATTACGGGCAAGCACCGCGAAAATGCGGCGGCTACGTTTAGCAAAGCCCGCATCGAGGCCGCAAAAAGTGCTCTCCAGTCCCATATCCAGCAGCAGGAAGCCATCGGAACCCGTAACCAGCGCACGCTGCAGGAGAAGGCTCTCGGCACGATACTCGCTACCGGCGGCACCCTGAACCCGATGCAGCAGAAGATGTGGGATCAGATCATTTCGGCCACACCAGAGCCACAACAAGCTCCGGCGCCCCAACAGCGTGCTCCTGCCCAGGCGGCGCCCGCCAAGCAGCTATCTGATCACGACCAGCAGGCCGCAGCTTGGGCTAAAGCGAACCCGAATGACCCGCGCGCCGCGCAAATTATGCAAAAGCTCGGTGCACAGTAATGGGCGACTTCGACCCAGACGCGTATCTGGCGAGCTCGCCGGAACCGGCGGGTGGTTCGTTTGATCCGGACGCGTATCTGGCTGACTTCAATCCCGATGCGTATTTAGCGGACAAGCCGGCGCCTGAAGGTGCCCCCGCGACGTTCGCCAGAAGGACCGCAAGCGCTATAGTCCCCGCGGCAGGTGCTGTGGCCGGCGGCGCGCTGGCCGGTGCTGGAGCCGCGGCGCTATATGGCGCCCCGCTGGGACCGATCGGCTCTCTTGCCGCTGGTGCCGTTGGTGCGCTCGCCGGAGGCTACGCTGCAAGCAAAGCCCAGGACGTGGCCAAAGATTTCATCCCAGGGATCGACGATCGTCCCCAGCTGGAAGCCAACGCCGAAGCGCACCCGGTCGCCGATTGGGCTGGTGAACTAGTTCCGTTTGTCGGTAATCCGGCCGGGACGCTTGCCCAGCGCGGCGTCAATGCCGGTGTTATGGGCGCATTCAGCGTCGGTCAACAGGCTGCTTCCGGGCAAGGTATTGATCCCAAGCGCGTCGGCGCTGATATGGTGTTCGGCGGTGTGTTTCCGGGTGGCAATCGCGCGACACGCGCCGTTCATGGTGCAGCCGAGCGGATGGTCCCAGGCCGCCCGAATATGCCCACCAACCCCGCTGCAGAGCGGGCGCACGCCGATGTCGACGACCCTACCCCCATGACCGCGGTAGAAGGGACTTCCCTTGCTGAGCCGCCGCCAGAAACCGACCAGGGTACTATTGGCCGTGCTCAGGATAATCCGACGGGCGTGCGCTCCTCGCGCGTCTATGCCAAATACAATTCACCGGCCGAACAAGCCCGCTATGCCGAGGCGCTATCTGATCCCGAGGCCATGCGGCAATTTGCACACGAAGAAAGCCTCACCGAGGCAGAAGCGCGCGAGATAGCGCAGGCGAACTACGAGCCTTCCCAGGGTGATATGCTCACACAGGGGCAGATGGACCCGGCGACCGCCGCGGCAATGGAAGCGGCAAATCCGCCGGCGCCAGAACCTGCGACAGCTCCCCAGGCAGCGCCTTCTCCACCGCAGCCGGCCGCCCCTAACGCTGCGAAGCCGACGCTTGGCCTGAAACCGCGCGCACCCGCTCCTCCTGAACCAGTAGTCGACGCGGGCTTCCCCAAGACCGGCGAGCCCGTCGCCGTTGGCGAGAACGAAGCCACGCCGATGCCTCAGCGCGAGGTGCCGCCGAAGCTCGACGAGGTGATGAACCGGCTCAAGGGCAAGACCAATCCGAACCCGACCGAGGGTCAGAAGGAAGCAGGGAATTACGAGAAAGCGCGCGAGCGCCTGTTCGATCATGAGGTTGCCTACGAGAACATGAAGGGATCGGAGCGCACTGGCACCGATGCCGAAGGCAAGCCATGGAGCAGCACCCTGCCCGCTGACTACGGCTACTTCCGAAAGACCGTCGGCGCCGACAAGGATCACGTTGATGTCTATAATCTTCGCAACGGCGACAAGAACTTCATCGTCGACCAGCGTAACCCTGACACTGGCAAGTTCGATGAACACAAAGTCATGGCTAACGCCAAGGACCTAGACGACGCTCGTGACACCTATCTGAAGGCGTTCTCCGACGAGAAGGGCCTAGCGCGTCTGCACGACATCACTGAAGTGTCCCCCGACGAGTTGACGCAGTGGCTGAAGGGCGCTTCCAAGAAGAAGCCATATGGCGCCCCGGTCCCCCAGAAGAAGGCGCGTGCTCTCGACCGCAAGCCGGTACAGGACTTCCTGCAGAAATTGCGCGACACTGGCCGTGGTGCGGAGGCCGATAAGATTGCGGCGCTGCCGGACGAGCAGGTCGCTGCTGCAACCGCCAAACTGCGCAACCGCAATTATGGTGTGAAAGGCGGATATCCGGTTGAAGGCCTCACGATGGAGAATGGCGAGCCCGTCACGGCCAACACCAAGGCCAAGGCCGCCGAACGCACCAAGGTCCACCAAGCGATCACGGACTGGTTCAAGAAAAGCGCCCCTCCCGCTGGAGAAGAGACCAACGGCGCCCTTTTAGACCGTATTAAGGGACACTCATACCCAACGGGATACGCACCGGGGGAGGCGGGGCACAGCGCCTGGGTGCCGACTTTCAAACCAAAGGAGTGGCTACTTGCGCGTGAAGCAAAAAACCTCCTCTACAAGCGGGCACCAGGACAGATCAAGAAATTCCGTGAGGCCGAGCGACTTCTGCGCGGCAGCGACGAAGACGTGCAAAATTACCGTGGCGGTAATCGTATAGATGCCGACATCGCTAACTCAAAACGTAGCGGCGACAAGGCCGTTGGTGTTGCCGAGAACCAGCGCGCCAACGAAGGCGGCCTGAACACTGAAGAAGACAAGATGGCGGAGTATCTCGACACCAAGCGCGCGCCTGGGTTCGACGTGCCGAACGAAGAAGCGGAGGACATGGTTGAGCCCACGCCGGTGAAGAGTAGGGAGGACCTTAAGGTCCTCCCACGCAAGACAGTAGACGCCAGTGATACTTCGCTGACGAAGATCGACACCAACAAGATCAGCAAGGACGAAATCGCTAAGCTGAAGGAGCGCCGGGCCAGGGCCGAGGCCTCCAAGGCAAGGGCCAAGGCCGCGGCTGGGGAGAGGCCGAAGGTGGAAGCCAACATCCCCAGCGAAGAGCGTAAGACCAACGAGCTCAAGAAGCCATCTATCGACATTAGTGATCCTGCCCGGCTTAAGGAGCTTATCGAGGCCTCCAACAAGGCGGCGCAGAAGAAGCTGGGCATGGAAGCTCGGTCGGAAGGTGAGCGCGACCTTGAAGGGGAGTCCGTGAGGCGGCGTGGAAATCTGGTCGACCTCGCACGTGACATGTCCAATCACTTCCTGACGGACGAGCGCGCCTCCATGGACGTGGGCAAGATTAAGAAGGACTTCAACCGCCTGATGCAGGGCAGTTATAAGACACTCCAGAAGCTCGACCCGACGCGACTAGTCGACAACATGAAGAAGACCGAACATGGGAGCTTCCACGCCAAAAATACCTGGCTCCCACGTGAGGATTACGTGCGCTCACTGGACGAGAAGCTGTACCGCGTCGGAAAAGTAGATGAGAACTACTTTAGCGCCATCTTGAACAAGGCCCAGAAGGAGTGGAAGGGGCTGGATAGCGCGGCCGGCGAGCGCATCTTCCGGGCCCGCGACGCCGATAGTGCCAGCGTTGACCTTCCCGGTAAGCAAGCCGGCAAGACCAACGTCGAGAGCCTGCCGCCTGAGATGAAAGCGCTGTACGACAAGCATCTCGATCCGGTGTTCAGCAACAATGACCAGTTCAAGAACGCTATACGAGCGATCGACAAAGATAAAATTGGTCCTGACGTGCCGCACCACGTTGCCCACATCATGAACGGAGATACGTCTGAGTTCAACATGCTGCGGGAAAAAGATGACCCGCTGGAGCAGGGTCATTATCGTGGCTTGTCGACGCATGCGAGCGCGGCTGAAGAGCGTAAATATGTCGCGCTGGATCGCAACGCGGACCGTCAGCGGTTCATAGTCGAGCCCACCGACAAGGGCTATGATCTGTGGGAAAATGGCAAGGTGTCCCACATCAGGGACCCAGACTTCAAATTCGAAGACGGGAAGCAGTTCACCGTGACCGCCAAGAACGGCAAGAAAATTGATTACACCATGCATCAGGCGATGGCGGAGGAGAAAGAGAAGAACGTCCTGATAGACGAGAAGGCGCCGAAGTATTTCAAGGATGCCCGCTTCGCAGCGCTGGTTACCAATGCGCAGCTTGGCTCGATGGCCCGCCATATGGCTTACTTCAATGAACTAAAGAACTCGAAAAAGTTCGAAGACTGGACGACGACGAACAAGATGGACAAAAGGGTCACTGAGAAGGGCTGGGCCACGACCAACATGCCGAACATGGACGGGATTTATATGCACCCTGACCTGAAGGCGCTGTTTGACGATTTCGCTGGCAACCCCCAGAACACGTACCAGAAGCTGAACGCCGAGGTGACCAAGCTGATCTTCCTGTCCCCGACGGCGCACTTCTTCAACGTGTTGGGGCATTTCGTCGCCTCTCGCGGCTGGGATAATCTGTCGATCCCAAAGAACATGGCGATCCTGCACGACCTGCCGTTCGCCTTGCAGTCGGTGCTGCGCCGAGACCGGTACCAGCGGAAGATGAACCTCAACGGCTCTGGCACGGTCTACGGGAAGCTGATCACCAAGGATATGCCCGGGCAGCTGGCGAAGGCGTTCGGGCTGGAGATCGAGCGCGACCCGTCCACGTGGGGGCCGATCGCCGATAAGCTCGGCGTCCCGCTGCTCGATCTCAAGAACTCGCTATACCGGCATAGCAGCGAAGCCATGTGGGCCGGCAGTGACATGCTGATGACGCTGCGTGTGCGCGAGCTCCAGCGCAAGGGCATGCCTATGCAGGAGGCAGTTATAAATGCCGAACGCGACATCCCGAACTACCGCACCTGGATCAAGATCATGGGTAACCGTTTTCTTGCCGAGAAATTCTTCAACTCCGCGGCGTTCGCCTTCAGCCGGTACCACTCGGGTATGATCCGGGCCTATGCCAACCTCGTTAGTGATATGCTGGGCAAGTCGGCGACGGCGGGAGACCGCGTCGAGGCCGTTGGCAAGCTGATGGCCATCGGGCTGATGGGCATGGTGGCCTACCCGCTAATGGATAAGCTATGGCAGAAGGTGACGGGCAACCCCAATGCAGAAGCGTCCCGCCGCGGGCCGAACACGATCCCGTCGCATATAGCTGGCGCCCTCAACGGGGAGGAAGATATTATGTCGCCAGTGCGCGCCGCTGCGACGGTATCGCCCTTACTGACGGCAGGGGCAGAGACGTTCTACAACCGTGACTGGCGCGGTAAAGACATCGTGAAGCCCGGCGATGTACGAGAGGGAGCCAGAGGGCACGTTGCCGGTATTGCTCGGGCAGTCGGAGAGGGAGCCGAGCATCTGGCTAGGGGACTGGTCGCGCCCTATAATATGTACGCCAATACAGCCATGAAAGCACCCCCCGGGGACAAGGGTGTGGTGGGCCAGGCCAAAATCCTGGGTCGTACCCTGCGGGACCAGACACTGGACATCAAGGACGTGAGTGATAAGTCCGCGAAATACAAGCGAATGGTGCCTATAAAGACCCACCGGGACGTCACTCAGGACTACAAAAAAGGTGGTGGCGGCCCGTTCGGAGGTCTCATTAACAGCGTCTTCGGTAGGTGATTTTTAACCCGCCCAGAATTACCGTGGCGGTAACAATCGGAGAGCCAAAATGTCGGACTACGTAAAGGGCGAGAAGCCCCGCGATCTGGACGCAGCCAAGGGCGGAGCCGCCCTCGGGCGCTCCCGTAGCTTCTTGAAGGAAAGCGACGGCGAAGACCAGAGCTACGCCAGCCTGAAGCCCTACCAGAACCCCGACGCCAAGCTCCAGGACTATGGAAAAGACAGCGCCTATGGCAAGTCCGGCGCGGACACCATGTACAAGGGCAAAGGCGTACAACCTGTTGCCTGCAAGGAAGAGGGCGAGACCAAAGTCCTCAAGACGGTCATGCCACGAAAATGACGGACGCCGATTGCGTCCATCTTATGCTCGCTGTTCTCTGCAGAAAATGCCATCCGGAGTTGAACCATGCGCCGCCAGCCAAAACTCCGCCGCAAGAACACTACGATAGCGCCGCCGCGCTGCCCCCGCCAACGGCATCGTGATGAGGACACTGGTCTTGTGAAGTTCGACATTGTCGAAAATCCAGACTGGCTAGTAGGGGGCGACTGATGCCCCGCAAGCGACCATCCGTCCAGGTCTTCGATGGTGAATGGGTAACGATCTCTTGGGTCGGACAGCACGAGCAATGCTGCAACTGCGGTATGTTACACGCGATCGACTATCGAGTAAAAGGTGGCAAGCTGCAGTTTCGCGGAAAACAACTACTGAAAAAATATACGGTTAGAGCTAGGCGGAGGGTCAAGTGAGATACCTTGCCCCCCTCTTCACGATCTTCGCTCTCTTCACTGATCCGTCCGGCGCCCCCGTCTGGGTGGCCAAGCTCCAGGCCATCGCCGTGACCAAGCCCAACACGCTTTGCAAAGACAACGCCAACGCCAAGATCGTCACCAGCAACGGTTTTACCTGTGTGCAAGAGAGCATCGCGGAGACCATCAAGCGGCTGGAGGCCCAATGAAGTATCTTGTCCTTCTAGCGCTTCTTCTGTTGTCCGGCTGCGGCGATGACTTCGCCACATACAACAAACCGGCGCATTCAGACCAAGAAACCGAGTGGCATCGTTGTATGAGACAATCTAGTCCGATCGGGCGAGCAGCAAAATGCGAGGATTTACGATGAAGTGGCTCGCCGTGTTCGCCGCGATGGCTGTGACTGATTACATTTATGCATCGTGGTCGGCTTCTGTCACTGCCCGACGGGCCAACGCTGCTGCTCTCTATGCCGCGGGGATTATCCTGTGCGGTGCCTTCGCCATCACCGAATATGTCAATGATCCGTGGCTGGTCATCCCCGCCGCCACCGGCGCCGCCTTGGGGACTTATCTCTCAGTCAAGAGGATCAAATGAAGAAGCTGCTCATGCTTGTTTGCCTGCTCGCCGCCCCAGCCCTCGCCCACGACATGGAGCATCCAGAATATAACGAATGGTATGAGAGCCTCAAACAGCCTGATAACCCAACGGCATCGTGCTGTGGCGTGGCTGACGCCTACTGGGCCGACAAGCTCTTCGTCAAAGACGGCAAGACCTACGCTGTCGTCACCGACGATCGCGACGATGCGATGCTGGGACGCCCGCACGTTGATATTGGCACCGAGATCGAGGTGCCGGACACCAAATTAAAGTGGGACCGCGGCAACCCGACCGGACATGCTGTGATCTTCCTTGGCCGTGGGGGGTGGGGCGGAAGCCCCTATGTTTTCTGTTTTGTCCAGGGCGGTGGTGTCTAACTTCTGGCACCGCTCGATGCATTCACGCATCACATCAGCGAGAGATAAGTAGCCAATCTCGTGCCGCCTCTTCAGCTGCAAATAGGCATAGTGCTCAGCGGTCAGGCTGGTCGTGACCTGTTCCGGGTATTGTCGTCCCGTGCGCGATCCGCCGCCTTTATTACCGAAGCTCATCGTTTTGGTCTCCGTGTCCACTCTTCCATGGCTTGATAAAACTCTTCTGGCACGGCGTGGTGCCGGCTGATCGATATACTGAGCACCCTCTGCGGGCCCTCCAGGACATCTTCCCATGTCTTGTCCGCCGCTTTGAGCATGCGGTTCGCGGCTCTGATGCAGCCGAGTGCTTCGTGGTCGTTGTCAGAGGCGGTCAGCGCCAACAATTTGGCGAGCTTCTCACGGTCCACGCGCTGCTCCCTGTACGAATTCCCTAACGGAAGCGCCGTTTGGCCGCCCGGTCACTGGATCAATTTGAATTGGCGCTAGGGTGGCCCCTTCATGTACGTTCGGGTCTAAACCGGTTTCAAGCGGCTCTACTTCGAGCCCTTCCTCCAGCTTCGCCTTCTCCTCGGGTGGCATCCCGGTCATAAGGTAATACCACAGCGGCGTGCCTTTCTTGAGGTGGAGCACGATGCAGTCTTCCCGGCCGGGGTCTTGTACGTACCCGGAGCAAATCTGCAGCTTCTGTTTCTCGTAGGCGTAGACCGTCGTGAGCGCGGCATAAATCTGCGTCTCGGAGTGTTTGTATTCGGCCAGGTAGGCGTCAAAGTCAGTCTTCGCAATCACGCAAATCTCGTTCTGCTGCGCGAACCTCACCTCGACGGCGCCAATATTGTTACGTGCTTCCATCGGTCCCTTGAGGATCAGCACTGGCTTCGATGGCTTGCCCTGCTTGTTGTGCATGTAGTTGGTCCACACGACACGCTGCTGCGCTTCTCGCTCTCTAAGGTAGCGGGTCAGCACGGTTTCGGAGTTGTCAACGTGACCGCCGCTCGCGAACTGGTCTCTATCAGAGAGATTTTTTTGGTAGACCTGATACATGAACTTCTCGATCTCGGCATGGTCGATGTTGAGCCCGCAGTCCTTGGCGTATTTCGCAGCGAGGGTCATGAGCGCGAGCCCCGTCGTCCAGAGGCGCTCGTCGTCACCCGGCTTCAGCAGCGTCTGGATTGCCTTGCACTTGGCGAGAACCTCGTGCGCGATGCGGGCGTGGTTGAGCGCGAGGTATTTGGCGTAGACCATACCCATCAGGCCATAATTGTTGCGGGTCAGTCCGACCAGCACATCGGCGTCAGCTGTCTGCATATGCCCGGTGCCGCCCTGAACTCGCTTCACCTCCCACTCCAGACATCGCATGAGCTGCGCGCTGGTGTCCCTGTTCCGCTTACGGAGATGTTCCTTCAGACTGTGGTTGGCGGTGTAACTCAGCATCAGCTGCCACGTACCCGCCGCTTGTGTGGTGGTGCCGTCCTTGTTGCGGCCTTTTTCCTTGCCACCGTCTGCCTCCATCATGACCTTGGAGATTTTCTCTCGCTCTGCTTCGGCGGTGATTTCGTCCCAGTAAAAAGGGAGGTTGCGGATAGTTTTCATCACGGTGGTGATGTTGTTCACCGTCTGGCTCTCGGTCCCCTTGGTCAGGATCGGGTCGCCCCAGACCGACATGCCGATCTTGGCGGCCGACGACTTGCCGGCGCCGCTGTCGGTGCCGCAGGCCGAGATCATCAGGCTGTTGTGGTCAGTGAACGAGATCAAGGGCGCAGCGAACGCGGTCAGGATGATTGATGTCAACTCTGGTCGCCTGCGGTCCAGGGTGCTGTTCGCCGCCTTCATCCACTCCGCGAGATCGCCCTTGGGCTGGTACATGCGCGATATGTTCGGGTCAATAGCTCCGCAGGGGCGCTCTGTGCCGTCATCCATCAGGATTGTGCCACCAAACACAAAGCCGCGGCGAGCGCCGTTGAGCGAGTACCACCCGAACGGCGTAGACGTCTGTGCAGCAGCAAGGCTGCGTAGTTTACCGATCATGCTCAAGAAAAACTCCTTTAGGTAACGCTCGCCAACGGTGGTGATCAGCACCCGCCTCTTGCAGAGGTACCCGGGAAACCCGTGCGCCGCCACCTCGCCGAGATCGACCGTTGCCTGCTCGGTGCACCCTTTATCCACGGTCATGGTAAAGTTTATATGTTCGCCTGGGTGCTTCTGCAGCCAGAAGTCGCTCATGGTGCACTGGAACAGCGGGATCATCATAGTGGTGATATCGCCGTCTTCTTCGTCCTCCAGGACTTTGCAGATAACCCCGTCACCGTTCAGGTCAAAACTAGCCGGCAGGCCGACCTGCACCGCGGCGGCGCTTTGGGTCGTCGGATTTACCGCGGCGGTAATTTTGTCCCTTATACTGAGCGGTGACTTCCCTTTCGTGAACAGCGGGCACGCCGCGCACGCCGTGCAGCCAGCCCCCTTAATGGCTGAGCAGCTGGGATATCCAATTCCCCGATCATGTCGTTCAGCCACTTTCCGATCATAGAGCGCCTGTGTGTCAGCCTCGGAATAAGTCGCATGCCCTTTCGATATCGCGTGTGCAATTGCATTCCCGTTCTCCATGAAGGTCGCGCCGAGCACGGAGTACATCCATAACTCGTTGCCGCAGTTGGCTCCTCCCTTGAGAAGCGCTTCTTTGTAGAACCCGCACTCTTTGAAGATGGGCGCGGCCTTCAGTAACGTCTCGTCGAACTTGTCTATGCCGGCATTGAGATCGGGCTCCGGCTGGGCCGGCTTGAACACCGGCGGTCTCTTGAAGCTCTCAAGGTCTGCTCCTTCCGCGAATATTTCCGGCTGGGGTTTTTGGTTGCCCTGTACTGCGATCGGACCTGCGAAGGTTTTGAGAAATCCTAGCTGTGGCTCGAAGTCGTAGAGCTTGAGCGGCATGGGGGCCAGCGTGACGGGCTTAGGTGGGTCGTATTTGTGATTGAATGTCCCTGGAACACGCAGGATGCGTGCGATGTCGGTCGTGAGGCCGGCGTCGCAGAGGACATTGTTCCCCAATAGCAGGCTCTTCAAGCCCGCGGCGTAAGGCGCCCACTGCGCGGGGTCGAGCGGGTCCTTGCTGATCCAGTAGACGTGGACACCGCCGCCTGAGTAGACTACCGCGCTAGGGTCAGGTAGCCCGACAGTCTTGGCAAACAGCAGGATCGCCTTCAGCGCGGTTTGGATGTCGGGGTACTTCGGCTTCTTGCCGGGCTCTGGCACACCGACGTCGGCGTCAATCCAGAGCGCTTTTACCTTGAGAGCATTGGCGGCCAGCCGGACAGCTTTAGGCTTGCCCTTGGTATTGGCACTAGCCATGCTCTGAAGCGACGTGCAGAACCACACGTCCTTGAACTTCGCCGGCATCGTGGTGACCCACGAGGCGCGGTCGATGAAACCCTCAATGGTCTTGAACGGCCACCCCATGCCCTTGATCAGGGGCTTCGTTGGGGTCGGCTTCGGGTTTGGCATCGAGTAGTGCAGGTTCACATACCCGGGGTCCTGTGGGGACCCCGGCCAAGGTACTATGTTGGCCATGAAGGCCTGTACTACGTTCCAGTCCGTCACGGATCATTTCGGCAGTAGTGCCGCGATCCGGGCGTCTAGGTCTGCATCGGCATCTTCAGGAGCTCCTGTGTCAGAGACGGTGTTCATGGTGGTGACCGGGGCGTCACCCGCCCCGCTAACATCAAACCCGGTAGCTGTGCCAGTCTGGAGGGGCTGGATAGGCGGAGAGGCCGGCGAGCCAACGTCGCCAAACCCGGTATCTACGGGCGCGGTGGCGGTCTTGGCGGCGGCTTCTGCCGCTACTCGGGCAGCTTCAGCTGCCTTGGCCGCTTCCCCTGCCGCTGCCTTCGCTGCTTCCGCTGCCTTGGCTTCCCTCAAGTTTGCGGCAGCTACGATAGCGGCAGCGTCGTGGTCACCCTGTTGCGCGAGCGTCTTCGCGAGCTTGCCGACTTCGTTCTCACCCGTGATCCGCATCGCCGTCGGGTCTTCCCGTAGCGGGAGCACTGTCGGCGCCTCTTTGTCGGTCAAAGCCTGTAGCGCCCGGAAAGTCATCTGAGGATGGGGTTTTTCAGGGTTGAACCCGATCCGGGTGATGTAGCTCGAATAGTGGAAGCCCTGGGCCGACATGCCCTCGCCGAGCAGGGCGAGATCATTCAGCGACGCCGCCGGCACGCGCAGGAACACCGGCTCCATGAGCGCCGCACCAAGCAACGCCTTCGTTAAACTAGGGAGTATCAGCACCGCGAGCCGCTTGTAGTCGCTGCACTCGCGCGTTTTACGCCCTTCAGGATTTATCTTGAACACGTTGCGCGGGCACACGGCGCAGGCGTTGCTCTGCGGCGTGGCGATGTCGGCATCTGGCGTCACGCCGTCGAGCGCCGAACAGACAGGTCGCGTGCCGATCTGGCCGTCCTGATAGGTGTCTTTGGGGTAGTAGCTCTTCGACTTGTTCGGCAGTTGGCGTAGGACAATCACGTCGAGGAACGCGGCCGGCGAGCCATCGTCGGGCCGCACGAACATGTAGGTCTCTCCTCTTAAGCGAAGAGACCAGACTTTGCCTTTGTAGCCGACGATGCCGTAACTAGAGCCGATACCATCGGCCAAACTTTCAGCGTGGGGGTCCAGCGCAGCGAACGCAGCCGCGGGGGTGATACCTTTGAACTGAGAAATATTCATCAAGTCGGAACTCATAGTGAAACTCCATGTTGGGACAGATAAATTACCGCCGCGGTAAGTCGGCTGATTGTGGTCGTCGTGTCATTTGCCAGTCGCCCGTCTCACACCCACAGTCCGGATTGCACTCATGTTGACACCGGGCGGAAGCGTGCCATTTTCTGCCGCAAAATCACGGCACGCGGTCACGTTGGCCTTGCGGTCGAGAAGATCGTAGTTGTTTGTGGTCTTTACAAAAGACATGAATGCTTCGGGGTCCGCGAGGGAGGCAGTGAACCGGGTGGTTGAGTAACACGTGCCTTCTGGGGTTTTGACGCTATCTGCGCCGGCCTGCTCCAGGAAGTTCTGCATCCAACCAGTTAACAGGTTCTGAAGCTCCACTAGCGGCTTCCTCGCCTCGTCGTGTTTTGCGTCCATTTCTTTGAGTGCGTCACGGATTTCGATATACTGCTTGACGCGCTTTTCGACAGTGCTTGGGGTCGTTGCCGGGGTCTCTGCCGGCAGAGTTTCAGACATGAGGGTACCTCCTGTTGGTTATATAGAGTGGCCCCATCGGGCATTAGGCTGCTTTCTCAGTAGCGTCGGCGAGCATTTCAAGAAGCGTGTCTTGCACTTTTTGCTTCCGCTGCAGCAAGCCATAAATCTTCTTCTCAACATTTGTTGATTGCAACATCAGGATTTTTTGTTTGTGCTTCTGCCCGACGCGAGTGATGCGCGCGTTGGCCTGCTCGAAAATATCCAGCGACGTGATCGGCATGTACCAGATCACGGTATCGGCGGCGGTCAGCGTGAGCCCGTGGGCCACACACTGAGGGTGAGCTAAGAGGACCTTGTACTTGTCGGTGAATTGGAACTGGTTAAATAGCTCTCCACGGCCGGTCACATCTCCGTGTACGACGGCGTGTTCGATACCGGCCGCGGTGAGAAGTGGCGATAGCCCTTCGATCGCGTGCCTGAATGGGACGTAAACGATCACCTTGCGCTCGTTCTCGTTGATCAGGTCGATCAGCATCTGATGTCGTGGCATCGGCTCGTCGACCTTGAACACGTTGATGGCGCCGACGGGGTTGGCGTAGACCCAGCCACCGCTCACTTGTAGCAGCTTGCCCATGGCGACCGCGGCGTTCACTGCAGTGACCTGGGCTCTATCGATATCTGCCTTGAACTCGCTTGCGAGCTTTTTATAGACGCTGGCCTGGAGAGGCGTGAGCGGCACGTCGATCGTGCGGTGTATCACCTCGGGCAGCTCCACGACAGCGTCGAGATCAAACCTCACGTTCGGCTGGAGCATCGCGATGGCTCGGTCTATCGCCTCTGGCCGCGGTATCCACTTAAAATTGTTGATCTTCGTCATCAGCATTTCTTGTGCCTGACGGAAGTATTTCGGCGAGGTTCCCGGTGTGACGACTTTGCTGATACCCCAAACGTCTGTCGGTTCGTTAGGCATAGGGCGTCCTGTAAGCCCCCATACGATTTTAAATCTCACACCAAATTTTCGCATGTCTTTTGAGCGATCCGAGTTATTTCGGTACACTGCAACTTCGTCGAGGCAGAGAACGTCAATGTCAGTTCGTAACAAAAGCTCGGCTTGTATTGTGCGGAGCCCGTCGTGGTTGATAACGTAGATGTCCGCGTCTTCCGCGAGGCGTTCGAGGCGTTGCTTTTTCGTACCATGGAGGATTGCTACCTTTCGATGTGGGAGGGTCGCGAAGGCCTCGGCCTGCCAAACAAATCGTAGCGTCGAGAGCGTCGCAACGACCAGAAGTTTTCCTGCATAGCCATGGCTGTGCAGGTAATCCCATGCCCAGAGCGTCGCCTTCGTCTTGCCGGTGCCCATGGAGTTGAGCACATAGCAGCGCGCCGCCGTAGTCATGAGATCGCAGGTCCTGCGCTGCACAGCAAAAGGCTTCCCGCCGGGCCAGTCGTAATAGCAGAGCATCGGATTGGGTACTTCATACCCCATTGAGCGCAACATGATGGTGCGCGGCAGATCGTGCGGCACGACTAGCCAGTCATCCAGCGGGGGCGCCTCCGGGAACATATTCGTGGTCTGCCCAGTCGTGGGGACCAGGAGGGCCTTATTCGCACGCGATATAATACAGTTCACGTCGTATGCTTTCTGTTTGTCTTGAGCGGGGTAGCTCCGACACGCTCCAGCATCATGTCACAGCGCGGGCAAGAACCAGCGGGTATACCCCTTCGGGTCCCCGCGTCGCGCCCTGATGTGCGGAAAATGTTTCAGGCGCATTTGTTACCGCCGCAGTAATTCGTTGATCTTCGACACTCGCATCTGCGAGAGCTTATCGTTTGGGTGATTTTGAAGGTGCGCCATGATGCCAGCGAGCTGCCGCGTGAGCCGCTGCGCTGTGGTAGATGGAGCACAAGTGTTGTTCGCGCGCCCCTTGATCTTTCGGCTTATCAATACGCTGGACTTCGAGGCGGCCGGTGTATCCTTCACCGGCGAGTGTGACGCACTCGGCGACACTTTGGAACTTGTTAGTGGGGGCATTAGGTGCGAACTCCAGTGCGAAAATAATCTTCATTGCAATCTCAAGTGACGTCTCGTCCCAGACGATCAGGACAATACCTCCAGCTGCTTCGATTGCGGCTTTAGTCCCCTCCTGGAGGGGTGTGAGCTTCCTCCCCGGCGCCTTGGTTTCGATAGCGACAAACCGGCCACGTATAGAGAGAAGATAGTCGAGGGCCGGCGAGCCGAAGCCAGTCTGCACCGGCATAAAACGCCAGCAGTCTGCGCCCAGCGTGTCCAGCGCCTTCTTGACTTTTGCCTTAACGCGGCCCTCGGGTGTCATAGGTCTTCCTCCGGATCGAGCGACATCGCTGGTTCTTTCTCCATCTGCGGCTCAGTTACCGTGGCAGTAACTCGCTTTTTGGCGCGCGGCAGGTCAGTGAGCGCGACGCGCATAGCCTCCACCGGATCGTTATGCGCGGCACTGACATAGTGATGCCCTGTAGAGGGCGTCGCGCGAGCGTTCCAGTAAATGGTCTTGCCGTCGTTGCTCCACGTCGGGTAGAGCGTGAGGTGCGTGAGGCCCCGCCCGGCAGCTTCCGTGAGGGCTTCCTCAAGCGTCGTCATCGGAAAACCGCCAGATAGATTACCAGCACGCCAAGCCAATAGGCGACGTACCAGAAGTTGATCGTGAACTCAAAAACCCGTTTGTCTGCCATATGTCTCCTCCAAAAATAATTTCGCACATTTTTCGTGGGTGGCGTACTCCCACAGGCCGTCATACGAACCGCCGTAAGATATGCTGTCCCACCGCCAGCGCCGCATCGAGTATCCGGCCCAGCGGCGCGGATGATAAAGCGGCGTCATCAGCCACGGGCCGGCGATGTCGTTACGATAGCGCTCCTGAAACCAATTTGCTGACATGTGACTGTCCGATCCACGGGCTAGGGTCGTCGACGGGTTTTACCTTGCCGCGTCGGGCAGAGCGCTCACGCTCCCCGATATCAGCAACGCGCTCAGCGGTTGACTTGAACCGGAGATGGTTGGTGACCCGGCTAGTAGTAGATGCAACCTCGTTCTTGGTTGGTTGGCGAACTGTCATCACGCACCCTTCTTGTGGAACGGGCAACTTTCAACAGGGCAGTAACTCCTGCAGAGGCGGCCGGGCTTCGGAGGATAAGTCATCGTCTTGGCAGCGTGCTCCAGCGCGTTGACGCGATCCAAGAGCCCGATCCACTGGTCGCCAACCTCTTTGCGCGTGAAGAGCTCGGGCGTGCTGCAGTCGTCCTTGAGCCAGACGAACTCGCTGCGCACATACTTGAGCTCGGGATAGTGGCTGAAGAGACACTGCGCCATCAGCATCAGCTGAACGCTGTCCTCCAGGATTTTCCCGGTCTTCCAGTCGAGCACGAGCGCTAGGTCACCATCCACGCGTACCACATCACCAACACCACGATACCACACATCATCGGCGAAATACGCCGTCTTCTGGAATTGCCGGTTGATCGCATATTTCTGCTCCACATATAGTTTGCCGGCACCGCTCTTCACCCGGTCTACCCATGCCGCGTAATGCTGCATCTCCGCTGGTAGCTCGGCCTCGCCCTTGAGAGCCTTTGCCAACGCGTCATGCACCCGGTTTCCCCACGCAAGGGGGCCGTCCGGCTTCTCCTCCTCGGCATAGGTCTTAGCTAAGTCCACTTCGTAGTGCTTTTTCGGGCACACCTCGAAGTTCTTCAGCTTGGAGTAACTCCAGGCCCAAGCCTTCTGGCGCGGCGCTGCTTTAGGGTGACCTTCGATCTTCATTTGTTGGTACTCTCCCACAACGCCAGCTCAGCCATGAGCTTGTCGGAGGGATATAATGGTGCCTCGTCGGTCAAGACAAACGGCTCAGCGGTGGTTGGCGCCACGAACACGTAGACTTTGTCTTTGAACTCGGTGGCGTGAATTTGGAATGGCAGCGCATAACTGTAGGCATTTGAAATATGCGCTCGGTGCCAGCGCTGCCAGAACGCCTCGTCCAGCGTGGTGGGCCTCTCTGACGGCTCGGGCATCATCACCCGGATCGGCGGGTTTGGGTCTTGGGTGACCTGATCTCGCACGTCGTTGAACTCGATCTTGACGCCAGCCTTGGCGAGGCGCTCGACGTCGGACACGGTGAGGTAGTTCATTTTTCGACCTGCGCTCCAATTCCTGTTCTCGTCGCTCGTCCCTGGCCGGAGTGCTCAAAGCTAAACCCGTTTGTTACCGTGGCGGTAATTATGAAGCGTCTTTGGCGCCGCGCGGCGGGGCGAGCCCGTATGCCGCTTCGAGCTCTTCTTGAAGATGGGCGCCGGCACGCCAGAACAGCGCCGCGCTATGGCGCAGCTCGCCGTCGAACCCACCCCGCTCGATCAGATGTCGCGCCATGCAGTCGGCGTGGTCCATGGACTTGCCGCGTGCCCAGTGCAGCGGTTGGCCGGGGTTGTGCTTTTCGTTGCCGAGAAAGCTGACCATGGCCGCCTCGGCGATCGCGTCGGGGAAGTAGTCTAGGAAGCCCGTCGTGATCGGGTACATCTTGCGCTTCGCGGAGGACGCCTCTAGAAGGCGCGACCGTGCCACGGCATCGGTTTCGTCGGCGGTCGGGCGGATGATCGTGTCGCGAAAATCCGCGAACGCGGTGGCGGGCGGAGCGGCGGCGGATGATAAAGATCGCGCACGCGTTCTGGGTGTATCACGACGCATTGGACTTCTCCACGACACTCTCGATCACCCTGCACAGCTCGTCGGCCACGTAGACGATCTCCATACCCTCGGACAAGAGGGCCACGGCAAGCCGGTGTTCGGCCTGTGCACCGTTGGACTTCTCCCAGCCCGGCAGAAGCCAGATGCAATCGGCGTGGTCGCAGATGTATGCCGTGTCTTCCTTGAGGGCCTGCCGCAAGCTGAACTTGTGCTCGGACTTGGACTTGTCCAGGGAGCCGGTCGCGTTGCCGGCGGAGATGTCCGTACCGCCGTGGCGCTCGATATCTTTCTCGGCTGGGTTGAAAACTTCATGGCCGTTTGCGCGGAGGGCTTTGGCGACGGCATTGAAACGGGGGAAATTGAAGTGTGGGATATTTTGCATTGGGCCAGCTAAATATATCTTTTTTGGCGCAGACGACATCACTATTTTGCCTCTCCGTATGAGGCGCCTTGACCGAGCTCAGCATCGATGGGCGCGTCTGATGCCCACGATGGGCGCCGTCGCATCTCTTCTAAAATTATCGCTTTCGCTCTGTCAACTTCGGCGTTCTGAACTAAGAACACAAGTTCGTCATGTCCCTGCAAATTGAAAAAATAGTCCGTAGGGTTAACGGTGTGGAACCCCCGGTCTCTGATGCGGAGCGCAGCATTCATCACGACAATTCTCGCTAACGCCTGGACTATGTTCTCCAGGAACTTGGCGCCATAGAGCTTGTGCCAGAATTTACCGTAGCGGTAACGAAACTCGCCGTGCCCGGTCTCTTTATTGAAGCGAGATTGCGGCTCGGCGTACCGAAGGCTCAGGCCCGACGGAAGCAGCACGTTGCCATAGGAGATCATGCACGGGCCGAATTTCGCCTGCCCGGAGCCGGACATCCACGCGGTCTGGATAAGCTGGTCGAGGATGCGCCAGCCACGCGGGATTTCCCGGTAGCGGTGGCGATACGCGTCAACGGCTTTGTCACCGATCGCCCGGGTGTACTTCTGCGAGATGTCCAGCCCGTCCTTGCGGGCAGACTCTATAACCATCGTGTCGAAATTGTCTTTGCCGCAGCCATAGCCCAGCCCCAGAATACCCGTTTTGCCTATGAAACCCTCGATCGGATAAACAAGGCTCCCATCAGGAGCTTTGAGCTTGCGGTTGAGCCCCGGCATGCCGAAGATGTCGGCCGCCAGCAAGCTATACGGGTCCATGTTTTTGGCAAACTCGTCGACCAGCCTCGTGCAGCCGCAAATCCACGCAGATAGCCGCGCCTCGATCTGCGACAAGTCGCACGTGACAACCGTGTGGCCGGGAGGCGCGAGGAGACTTTGTCTTAATTTGCTTTTACCTTTTGAGCCTCGCACCGTTGGCATGTTCTGCATGTTCATCTTCCACTCGCCAGATAGCCGGTGAGTGTGCGCGCCACCGTAGCGTAGTGGGATGGGCATACAGGGGGCGCCACTCGGCCAGGGTAGCCCAGCAATAGAGAGGAGCTTCTCGGTGCGCGTCTCTTCCAGCGTGCTCTTGAGCCCTATGCGCGCAGCCGCCATCGCGGCCACCACCGGGTCCGGATGATCCTGCAGCGTCTCCATGAACTCGTCTGTCTTGGCGAAGCAGGGCGTCTCCTTGCCGGTCGTCGGAGACAGCTTCATCTCGACTTCGACGCCGCGCGCCTCAAGGGCCGCTTTGAACTTGGGTGTTGACATGATGATCTTCTTGTCGATGTTCTCAGCATCGACCAGCATCTGCGCCTTCGCCGCCTTAACGTCCGCGAGGTGCTGTGTCAGCATGGGGACATCAACGTGGAACCGGGGCACGACGCAGCAGCGCAGCACCATGTCCATGATGCGCCGCTCGGACCACGGGAACTGCGGATATAGCTTCAGGAAAATCTGCTCGGCGTTCATATTGTCGCGGAGCGCGTACTCAGAGAACTTCGGCCAGAGCCCGGCGGCCATGATGTCAGTCCGGCGCATGCCCTGCGTCATCAGGTGCCCCTTGGGCGGGAGACCGAAGAACTCCGAGAGGGCAGCGAGCGAGAAGTGCGTGAGCGCATGGCCCAGCAGCGCCCGGGCCATGCCCATCGCGTCGAGCATGGTGTGCGGCACATAGCCGTAGCGCCACGCGATGGCACTGTTGTCGAAAAGGCTGTTGAAAGTTACCGTGGTGGTAATTGTTGGGTCATACTGACCCAACCAATCTTTAAAATCGGGACCGTCGATAATCTGGTGTGGCCCATCGTCAGCCTTCACCGCCGCCATCTGCAACTCCCACCGGGGGTCTAGGATGTACTCGGGAGTTGATAGCTTCTTCAGCGTGTAGTCCTTGTCCCAGTAGGTCTCTAAATCGATGAGGAGGAGATGCTTCTTTCTGGATGTTACGGCGCCCATCGAACCCCCCGCACGATTTGTGACACGTCAGTCTGGGTCAGGTGGAAGAACTGCCCGATTGCGCTCTGGGAGAAAAACCCCGTTTGATAAAGGCCCCGAACCTGTGCAGCTATTGTCGGCGTACACGTATGGTATGATCCGCGATTTCTAGCTTGCGTCTGTCTCGTCGCCCAGCGGCAGTTACCGCGACGGTAATTTTGATCGTTCTTCTTACGGTCTAGGGTCCACCCGGCGCCAGGGTGCGGCCCCATGTCGGCGGCGAAGTTTGCGTAGCTGTCCCAGCGCGTGCAAACAGCAATCCCGCGACCACCATAACGCGGGTATTCTTTGAGATTTGTGCTGTAGCAACGCGCGCGCATGTTCTTCCACGCGTTGTACAGTCGTGGATCAATCCCATGATCTCGCAGCCAGGAAGAACTCGGCATAGCACCCTAAATAAAATAAACCATCTGGTCCGTAGTATAGAAGACTTCGTTGGCCAGATGCACGGTCGTGGGCGCGAATGTCAACCACATTTTATCACGAATGCGTGGGCGTGCGTCGACCGGCAGGAGCAGCGAACCGGCTACCGTGGCCGCTGCATCCCTGATAGGTTGCAGCCAAGAACTGATCTTTGGCGGGTTGTGGTAGCGCGTTGGCACCTCCTGCAGAGCGGCAAATGCAGGTGCCTCGGGGCAGAGCTCAAGGGCGGTTGGCCAGTAATACCGGATAGCCCCTGGTGTGGCCTCGCGGTTGAACCAGCGCAGGACCGCCTTCACTTCCTCGAACTTGTCATGGATCGCCTTCACCTCGGCAATATAACTTAGGAGGGGGGCGCGAGGAGGTAGAGCCAGGGGCGCGAGCAGGTAGAGCCGACCAAGTTCGATCGTAGGCACCTTGGCATCGGTGAATTTGATGTCCAGGACAACACCTGGATTGATCGTATATCGTCCTATGTTACACATCGGATCGACCATCCCGCGCACCGCTGCCAGCTTGGCAAGGTCGTCGTCACGGAACAGCATGGGAAGTGTTTCCTCCCGGCTCGGTATGTAGCGCGTCATCGTTGCGACGGTCGCTGCGCAGGTCCTGCTGAGCTGTACCACCGCTTTTTCAACGTGAGCCTCTCCGATCGAAGAACGCTTATCATTTCTCCTGTTATGCCAGCCCATCTTCACCTCCTTGTGTTTTGCTTTTTCCAAAAATAGACCCCACAAGCCTGAGGCTTGTGGGGGAGAATTACCGTGACGGTAATTTAATTTTGCGGTCGATCGGCGCGCGATATTCGCTGCGGAGATACTCTCCGCGGTCTTCAAACCATTTAAAGAGCTCATCACTGTCCGCCCCGCCGCGAGGCACTGGCAGATTGATATAACGACGCCACTCTTCCGCGGCATAACGCCATCTCGCGTTATGCCGCTCGATGCATGCTAAGACCCTTTCTGCCCTCTGCAAGCGGCTCGCCATTACGGGTTGAGATACACCGTATCGCCCCACGGTGCCACCTTGTCCGTGGTTGAGGCCCAGATTATCACCGGGATATCCGGCTCTTGCGGCGGGAAGTCCACATACAGATCAGTGAACCCGATGAACACTTCGGGGCGCTCGATGTGCTCGGCGATCCAGTCGAACACTGGCGTGCAGCTGGTGCCGCCTCCGCCCGGAGCACCCTCGCCCCGTGTGGTCTCAAGGTCCATAGGCTCGGCGAGCTCGTCAATCCGCTGGATACCGTCATCACACCACACGATCGTCAGGCGCTGCGGCTGGCAATCCTCAAGGATAGAGGCAATCTCTGGCATGAACTTGTTCACGTCCGCAATGCATGAGCCCGACGTGTCACCCCAGCACACCACCCAGCCGGCGCCGTTGCCTGATCTTGATGGAGCATATATGTCGTGGATGATGAAGCGTCGGTCAGGCTTCTTCCAGTTGTAGCTGCCCGATCCTACCTTGCGGTTGAAGATGCCTTGAATGTGGTCGGTCCATGGAACGACTGGATTGAGCAGCTGCTCGAACATCTTGTTCAGCGCACCCATGCCGTGGCCCTGGGACTTCATCGCCTCCAGCGTCTGCGCGGCGGCGATCTCGACACCCCACTGCTGCTGATTGCGCTGCGAGCTCCCCGTGCCGTTACTCTGGCCAGGTTTCAGGATAACGTCAAACCCCTGGTACTTGCCGGTCTTGGCCCCGCCGCTCTCTTCATCGTCATAGACTTTCTTGTAGACATCACACACGCCTTCGTTGGCTGTGGCGATCGTATCGTCCAGCAAGCAGTCCTTGGGTGGGGCGCCGATCTTGCTCTCTTTCAGGAGCGCGTTAATGCGATAGTCCATCGCCTTCTGCATCGTGCTCTCGCGGAACGGCAGCGTGGTCCCGTCGTCCATTGGCACGCTGCCACTCTGGTGGCAGCGATTTAAAAACTCGACATCGCCATAGACGTTGTGCACGATCTCGTGGCCCATGATGAACACGCGCTCTTTCAAGTCGTACTTGAAGAACGCCTCGGGGTTGATCAGGATGTTGCGCGCGTCGGTCGCGGCCACAGGGACACGTCGCGTAGGGACGGCACCATACTCGCCCTTGTTATTCGCGAGGAGCTTGTAGAACAGATGCCGGAACCCGGGACACGTCCACGCCATCAGCGACATGGTGTCCTGCCACTGGCTCTTCTGCTGCGGCGTCAGCTTGAGGCTCTCTTTTTCGAGCTCCTCTGGGCTGATCTCTGGTATAGTGCTCTGCGACATGCTTTCTCCTTCCGTTTGCGGATCAGGGCATCTTCAACAGCCTGATCCTTGTTGGCAATAAGCGCCCCATACCAGGAGGCGCACCAATCGTTCCATTGCTGATATTCCTGCCACGATGCGCCAATAGGGCGCTTCTTATGGACAAATTCGCTGTAGCGCATCTTGGCCTGCAGGTAACATTTACGTATGCGGTACCCATCTTCGCTGAGCAGGTGGGCGCCGGTCCCTTTTTGTCTGGCGTATTTCAAAACCCGCCATCCTCCGGCTCAATGTTCTCGCCAGTGCGCTTTATCATGGCGTAGACACGCTTCGCATCCAGGATGCACGTCCAGGTATCCTCGGCAAGACCGTTGGGGTCTTGCCGAAAGAAACCAGCACGGGCTACGAAATACCGCTCGCAGAAGCTGCGCCAGCGTGGATCACTCTTTGCCATGGTGAGTACCCCTCTTAAGTCTGGCCAGTTACCCTGCATCTTTCGGGCTCTGCACCGCCGACAATAGCTCGCTGGAGATGCTATCGCTACCGCTGGTGTCCTCGCCAGTTGCATCCAGGCCCTGCTGGATCACATCTTCGAGAAGAGCAATCTCCTGATGCCCGGTGAAGAAGTCATCGCTGAAGATTGCGACCCGCGTCGACTTGGGGTTGTCGCTGAGCAGCATGGCGGTAGCATAAGCATGCCGTGCGGCTTGCTGCAGGATTTGCTTCAGCGGTCCCAGCTTCTCGCTGTCCGCGAAGTCTACCCTTAATTCTATTGTGAATTGCCTCTGCGATTTAACCTCCCAATGATGAAGCGAGCGGCTTCATTTCCATGTGGTGCCCTTGAGGATATACGAGACCATCGGACGGCTGATCCCGTATCTGTCGGCTAGTGCCTGCTGAGAAATGCTTCCTCGTTTAGATCGAGCATCGCCAGCGTACAGCTTGCGTATCCGCGCCACCTTTGCAAGGGTCAGCTTGCCGGAGCGCGTCGATAAATTTCGGTTCCGGTTCTGCACCGTGGTGGTTGCCCACCGGCAGTTACCGTGGCGGTAATTCTCATTGTTCCGCTTGCGGTCAAGCGAAAAGCCCTTACCGGGGTGCGGACCCATATCTGCCGCAAAGTTCGCGTAATTGCCCCATCGGGCACACACCTTGATCCCGCGCCCGCCGTAGCGGTGATAGTCTTTACGCTTGGGATTGGTGCAGCGCCAGCGCATAGACATCCAGCAAATATACAGCCGGTAGTCGTATCCGTTTGCTCTGCACCAATCCTTCACGTAGCTCATTTACGTTCTCAGCTGTTCAGCGAAGAAATAATCGAGATCAATGCCGCGTTTTTGTTGATCCACGCTTGCATTGCCGGCTGGTTGATGATGCCTTTATAATCTCTCCGTAGGAGAGATGAAATATACGTGACCCCCATGTCTTTGGGCAGTCGCTGGATATACGTGATACACGGAGCAAGGTCCGCCACTTGAGTGTATCCAGCCATCTGGTACGCCATCAGCATCTGCAGATCGGCGCGCGTTGGTACCTCGGTCCCGACCGGATCGGCCACGACGTCGGCATAAGAGGGCAGTTGCGTCAGGAACTCCAGATGGCTGAGCAGCGAAGTCGCAGCCGGCATACCGATGCCACCCGCAATCACGCTCATCATCTCCGGAGTAACGTCTTGGTTGCCGGCCTGCTGCCACATCGTCTGTATATAGCGATCAGCCGCACACAGTTGCCGCGGGTTGCACCACGGTCCCTGTTCCTTCGGCTCACTCTCGAACACGACGGCCGGGTTCTGTGCAGCCCAAGCCTTGACAACCGGCGTGGTCAGCCACTGCTTGCCCTGATGCATATAGGGCTTGTCAAGATAGCGAAGCGTGATCTCGATATCTCCTTCGATCTGTATCGTGAAGCGCCGGGCGATACAGAAATCGAAGTCTTTACTCACGCCGTAACGTGCACCTTGGTTGGTGCAGGCGATACGGACAGAGCCGGCCGGCAAGTACCATGGGGGAGTTCCCCCGTTTAAAAATATTTCGGCTATGGACCGCTTGGTGTCCGCCTCGCCCTGCCCGTACTCATCGATCAGGAGGAAGATGCGATCATACATGAACGCCGGCTTACCCTCGCTGGAGACCATCCAGAGCGGAATGGCCGGGTCGGTGATCGTGATCTTGTGGTCCTCAACCTGACCACTGGACGGGTTGGTGATCTGGTACGTGCGTTCGCCCTTGAACTGCACGCCGATCAAGTCAGTGGGCGTCTGCGTCGCTGCGAAGAACGTGCAGAAGCCCCATGAGATGCCCTTGGCCGCGTCGCGGTCCCTAAGCTCCTCGAACATGCCGTAGGCAACTTGCGACTTGCCCATGCCGGAGCCGCTCGACCAGATCACGGCATTGCCAGCCTCGATAAGCGCCATCGACTGGCGCCGTGCTTCCAAGATATTCATTTAGCCTCCTCAGTTTCAGTTTCGGGGGTCTTTTGCCGCGTCGGGCAAAAACTTTAATATTCTACCGTCCTGGCATCCTAGGGTACGCCAACTTATTGAGCTGGCGCGCTCCCCACTTGAACGGCTTACGCCATGACGCCTTGGCGCGGCGTTTCCAGTCGTCCCACGCCTCCTTCTCTTCCACGTCGGCTTTGTCTGCCACTTCCTTAAAACTAACAGGGTATCCCCGGCTCAACGTCGTCGCATGCGCGCTGATCCATCTCTGGACCCACGGCTCCGGGGCTAACTTCCCATAGGCCGTGTGAAGAAGTCGCGCCATGAACGCTACCTGTTGGTCCGTCGTGCCGATCCTGTTTAGACCAGCAAGCATCTCGTCGTCTGTTGCCTTCGGTAGTGACATCTTGTCCTCCTCATGATGGACTAGAGTGTACCCCAGAAACAATAGTGGCCGGGAAGGTGCTGAGGAGCCACCTTCCCGGCCTTCACTGCGCGCCATTAATGGCCCTTCACAGTGAAACCTACGGAGTAGTTGCGTCTGCCGGCTGCGGAACGGGTGTGCTTCTGGCCTGCGTTGCTCTTCCGACTTGCGGTGCGCCCGACTGCCCTCTTGCTGTTGCGATGGCAGCGAGCTCCTTGCGGAGTGCCCTGGCTGCGTCTGTGACGTTATTGCCATTGTTCTGTGCGGTACCGTGCGCGGCCTTGCCGTTAGCGAGGCTCTCCAGCTGCTTCGCACATCGTTCGATGATGTCCTCGGCAGTGGCGAACTCTTGTGGCTTTTTGTAACAGAAGGTTTTGAGCTCGTCATCCTCAATGAGGGTATCCCGCCACAACTGCACGCGAGCATAGTTAAGCAATGTGTTCGCAGGATCGTTCAATTTCTTCACTTCGCCCGGGATTTTGCGAAGGTTGGCGCACATCGTCATCAAGTTCTGCACCGTGGCGATGGGTTCTCCCGTGCCGCCCTTGGTATATGAGCCGAGCTTGATCGAAGTGCGGATGGTGCTAACCAACTTACGTTGGTTAGGGCTTTTCGCATCAAAGACCACCGCGCTATTTCGTGCTTTGAAATAATCCTCTGCAAGCACCGTCGCATCGTCGATATCGTCGCCGTGCTTGTTTTTGGACAAGTCAAGGGCGGCGTGGTAGCTGCCCTCGACTGCTCGCAAGAGCGCTTTCACTTGCGTGTCTGCGCCCTGGCCGGCTTGCATCCCGAGATCACGCATGTCAGCACGAATGCTGTCAAACGTGATCTTGTTTGAGAGCGATGGGTTAGATGGGGTCGTTTGTGGCATGTTTTACTCCTATTGGGGGCGGCGTTCCGCGCCGCTCGGAAAATTTAAACTTTTGCCGCGTCGGGCAAAACGCCGCCTTCGCCATGGCCGGCAAGAGCAGGAGTGCCCGTGTGTCGCGCAAGCTGGTGTATCGCCGAAGCGACACGAATTACCGTGACGGTAATCCGGCTCTTTTGAGTAAAGTCCGAGCGATCGACGCACCTTCAAGTGTTTCGGATAGAACCCCATCACGCCTTCCCCGCTCGCGACATAACCTCGCTGTGCATCATCGTGGCACAGTCTCCGATCAGGCCGCTTACGGCGTGCTGGCACATCAGGGTGTCAAGCTCGTTCAGCTTCTCCATGGCATGCAGCAGATCGACCAAAACTTCCTTGGCGAGCATGATCCTGTCAACTGGCATTGTCATTAGTCTACTCCCATCATAAAGAGCATAATATACAGAAACGAGGCATCGCCGTGCAGCAGCGTATAGCCTAACGCGGCCAGCGCAACCAACAGCAGCGTGATCGCGGTCGGCGCCAGCGCGCAGATGATCGCCACTACCCAAGCCGGTGTAGTTGGCGCCGGTGCTACCTTGCTGCGCATCAGAACGTCTCCCCGTATGGATAAGGCCTAATGCGCTCAGCAAGCCAAAGCTGATGCACCGTGTCAAGGTCGCGCTGTTCAATGCGGGACCATGGCGAGCACGTTTCGCATTTAGGGTCAGAGGATGGACCGCCACCGGGAAGTGAGCGGCGATATGCGATGAAGAACGGGACACAGAACGCAACGCCTATTATCCCTAGCGCGATATAGAGCATCAGGCTTCCTCCTCCGTCACTAGATTGACAATCGGACCTTCTTCGCCCATCTCCATTGGCCACGGACACGACGGTCCTACCGTGTTACGGTTGATCTGCTCGTCCCGCGCCAGATGGTAGAACGACCACGGGTGAGACGGCAGCGCAAGCGAGCGGTCGCGGTTATAGACCACCACGTTCTGCAGCATCGTGTCGTCCATGCCGGCGAGCTCACGCTTCCACTCCCGCATCTGATCGAGGCTAAGGCGCATTGTCCACCTTCCTTTCGCTCTTCCGGGCTCACAGGCTGGCTGCACGAATGATCCTTCGAACAACTGAATAGTGTCCGCGAGTTTCACCCTGGTCGGATATTTGTGGCTCACAGGTTCTCCTCGATCCACTCGATCACAGGCTCGAATGTGTCGCTGCGGTCGTTCAAGTCGATCAGCGTGGTCTGGGCGCTGTAGGTGAGGCCCATGAGCTCCAGCGTGCTGTAAGCAAGCTCCTCGCCGTATGCGAGGTTGTTACTGCCCAAGAACGGGCGAGTGTTGCCATCGCCTCCCTTTTCGAAGTGTCCGCCCAGCGTCATGCAGGCAACACCAAGGCAGCAATAGGCGCCGTCGTGCTTGAGATAGCCCGTGGTCTTGGGATGCTTACGCAGATCGGCGATCCAGCGCGCTTTAAATTCTGGTGTCATCACATACCCTCCAGTTCCATGGTTATATTTCCGGCGTTGTCGATTGCCACCTTGCCAGCTTCAAACGCGTCCATGATCTCGGTGATCACGGGATCGTAGTCATAGGGCTTGTCGGCGTTGATCCGCTTCTGCCGTATGTGGCAGGGCCAGCAAATTACCGTACCCGGGCCTTTGGGACCCCGGCACACGATGCAGATGGGCAGTGCCCGAAGCTCCATGGCGGCCATGAATATCCGATCCTGGTCTTTGCTCATATTAGGCTCCTCAGCCGGTTGGAAGGTTAGAAGGCGTTTTGTGCTGTGCCCCGCAGGGCACAGTGTCGAAACGTCTTCAGTCTTCGTTGTCACCCTCGTCTTTGTCACCCTCGTCTTTGTATTCAGGGTGATAATAGTTATCGACGATGCCGTTGATCAGGTCGTCCACCCGATCGGCCACATACAGCTCGCCTTCCGCCTTGACCGGGCAGTCACTGTAGCTGTTCTGATCGAACAGATACAGGCTGTCTTCGAGGCTGATGTCGAAGAACGCGGCGCCAGCCTGGAAGCCGTCATCGGCACCGAACTGCGGTATCATCCACGCCAACGTGGGGTTGTGCGTCGGGCATACCTCGAAGTGCAGGCCTTGTGCCTGAAACACGGGATCGAGCGCAGCCAGACCAAGCGCACACACATATGTGTCACAGGATATTGCGATCGGTTGCGTTGGCACCTTGTTACCGTCAACCTCGACCATGTCAAATATGTTGACGATTTCGTCGGGGTTGTTCGTGCTGGCATGACCCACCCACGCCGAGAGATCGAACTTTACCCCGGTGGGATTGGCTGCATCAGCCCGCAGCAGATCACGTAAGTGTGTCAGTCGCTCTATATGCATATTGCACTCCTGAGTTGGTTAGATGATGGTGGGTTGCTGGGGCTGCGCGGAAGGCGCAGCCTTCGCATTATCCCTCTCCTGCGGGTCGCAAAGTGTTAATACTCTGTTACCGTGACGGTAAATCAGCCTAGGCGCATCAGAAGCTCTTCTGCCCCGTAGACGCCTCGCTCGCCACAGCTCTCGCATTCGTAGCGGCGTGCATCGGGCTCGCAGCCCTCGGCCTCGTTGCCGCACAAGACGCAGATGCCGGGGTTGTCGGGGGATGACTGCTGGCGCTTCACAGCTTCCATGATGCGCTGCATGGTGACGCTCTGGTGGAGTTTGAGCACAGCCATCAGCGTGACCCTCCGCCATTTGTGCGCTTGCCAAATCCTGGAGCAGATGCGGCATAGGTGACCTTCGGCAAGGAAGGCGAGCGGCGCTGGCCGGGAGTGACTTCCCAGGCAACATGGCGAGCATAGTCCTCTGCAGCGAGCTCCTGGAGACGCTGGAACCCGCAGACAGTATGCCGCCTGATGACATGCCGGTCAATACGGTTAGCGATATGCTGGTCGATAGGACGTGAGCCGAAATGGAGTGTTTTGGACATGGTATCTGCTCCTCAGCAGTATGGCCGATGCACGGCCGGGTTGCAACCAAACCGCGGACGGATTTCGGGCCGCGGCGGTCGCGTTTGCCACGTCGGGCAAATTCACAGACGCGCGTCGGTGGGGTTTTGGGGCCTGCGGCGAGCAGGAAAGAGGTACCTCGGCACCTTACAAAGAGGAGCGGCAGAAGATGAGCGCAAGCGAGAACAAAGTGGCAACTAAATGTCTTTAAATGCTGGGGCAAATGTCTTTAAATGTCCTGGGGTGCTACCTTATTACCACAGATAGCGTTACAGGAATGTAACCTGATTTTCAGGTCTGCAGAATAGGAATGGAATGTCTTAACGTTTTTCGGGTTCCCCAATCTAAATGTCTTAAATGTCCAAATGTCCGGCATAGGCGAGGTCTCTCTGGGCTAGAAAATATATGACTGAATACTTAACGGTTAATATTGGTTAAGTATATATTTCCGAAAAGAACAAACAAAGAAAACTGCAAGAGAAAACGAGAGCCCGCGTCCCTTAACTTATTGATTTTTATAGACATTTATGACATTAGGACATTTCTCTCTCTTCTGCCGATTTTTCTTCCACAATGCCGGAACCTTAATGTGTTTAAATGTCCAAGTTCCATATTAACCATGGCGTTTTCAGGGGGGGGGTGGGTGGAAAAAAAACACGGAGGGACTAGCTGGACATTTGGACATTTAGGACTATTGAGTTCCAATTAGGGCAAAAAGGTAACAATATCAAACACTTAGCTGGTTTTGGCCCCCTACGGACATTTAACCCTTAACACGAAGGTATCTAATTACTAGAGAGCCATGCGTTTTTGATATGGGCTTAGCACCTTTTAACGCGTCTATTCTCCTAGCGCGGTAACGCGCGCGTGTACGCGACGCGCGACCAGGGCCTGACGGCCCGCCAAACCAAAATGCCCGACGGGGCAGGATTGCAGGGCCGGGATTGGCTCGGCCCTTGGAACGTCCTACGGGACAAACTGAGGAGCACACAATGGCTAAGACAGACACCAAGCTGGATTGGAACGAGATCGATCCGGCTACGTTGCAACCCGAAGTTGCCAAGGCACATGCGGCCTACAAGGCCATTTATGCCAAGGCGAAAGAGGCCAGAGAGCAGTTTGAGACCCTCTGCACCAAAGCCGCAGAGTTACCCCAAACCCATCGCCTGGTGTTCTCTTACAACTTCGGCCGGCTGTCCATCGCGATTGACCTTGCTGATGCGAAGAAGAAGACAAGTTCCAAGGCTGTCAGCTTCGCTTCGCTGAAAGTCTGATACCTTTTTACCCCTCTGCCCGACGCGGCAGAGGGGACTACCCCGCCCCTACCCTGCTCTCCTTTCCACGGGGGAGCATGGACCGGGCGGCCCCGTCTCGCTTTCGCGAGACCCCCTTCGGAAATACCTAGGACCCCAAAACCCTTATTAACCTTTTGTTAAGGTACCAAGGTGAAATTCCCCGCACGGACAACCGACAGCCCACATATGGACTACGCCCCGAGAGCGCTCCGTCGCTCGCGCCGAGAGGCAGGCGGCACCATCCAGGAGCGCCAGCGTCTGTCCGCGGTATGTCCGCGGTACGCCTTGGTTTACCGTGACGGTAACTTTTCGTTAAGGGGCTGACGGCAAAATACGCTGGTGGTGCCGGTCCCGCGGGCCACTCCCCTGGGCGTCGTGTCAAGGTGTCACCCGGGGATCATACGGAGGATAGAGATGCGACCGCATCCAGGCTTCCGATCGAGGGTCAGGCTTTACGAAGGGCCATCGGTGTTGTATATGGACAGCGATGATAACAAGAGCTAGGGCCATCTGGCGCTGCTCCTTTCAAGGTCGGTGGGTGGCGACAGGCGATCGGCTAATCGTCTGGGGATGCTGGGCCACCGACTGTGAAACCCTAACAAATTACTACCATTTTGGTTGAGCTATTTTGCTCACACGCCAGTAAAATTACGGTGATAAAAGTTAATCCACGCTACGGGATAGGGTCCCGGCAATACCAGCTCTCGGATGTAAAGAGCTGAAACGCCGGGACCTTTTATTAACACCATAGGACTATCGTGTATGTTCGATCTGAACCTGATCACACATGAAACCACCGATCGGCACTTGCTGATCCGCCTCCTGGAAGGATTACACACCATGGCTCTCGATCTCTCTGCTCTCACCGCTGCCGTCGCCAAGGTCTCGGCCGATGTCGACGCGCTTATCCTCGCCGACGTCTCCGCGGCTCAGGCTGCTGCGGCCACTACGGTAGCCGATCAGGCTCAGGTTGCCGAGTTGCTCCCGGCGATTACCGCGATCTCGGCCAAGGCCGAAGCAGCGCTCGCACCGGCCCCGGCTTCTGGCGTCGCCACTGCCTCGTAATTGGTTAACCACCTGTTCAGGGCCCGACCCTACAAAGGCGTCGGGCCCGCCTTTGCCCGCGGCACGGCGACTTAGCTTCGCCGGCCACCGTTGGGGGTGTGGCGTCGGCGGGCCCACCATATATACACACCATCACGTGACAGGATTGTGATGATGCTCACAGTTATACCCCTCGTTCTGACCCTCGCCGCGGCGTGTCCGACAGTCGAAACATACCGTGCCATGGGCCTTACCGACGTGCAGATCGAGGCAGTCGCGCGTGATCACAAAGTGCCGTCGTGGGTGATCGCCTGGGCCAGGCACCACTGCCAAGTTCGTTGACGTGAATTTTTTCTTCTGCGTAGTGTCCCGTTAAGATTTACAGGGGCGATGGCCCCGCCTTAACGCAAGGTGCATCGCCATGGACGCCCAGTCGGCCGAGCCAATCCAATCAAGTATCGCCATCGCGATCCGCCTAGCCGACGAAGGCATCCCAATACGAGCTATCGCCCGCGCGACCAGCCTTCCATCCTCCGACATCTACGAATTACTCCGCGACGCCGTTGCGACGGGTATGATCGTGGAGCTCCCGAAAGACGACTGGCCGCCAGGGAGTAACCGCAGCTCCCGCGTCGTCTTCCACGGCACGCCACTCGAACAGGAGGAAGCCCTCAAGATCGCCTGCGCCCGCAAGTTCAAGACATCGCCGCTCGAAGCCGGCATGCTCGCGTTGATGCTCCGGCGGGACCAAGTCACCAAAGAACAGCTCCACGTCGTGATCACGCAGAAGTCCGGCAAGGAGGATATCGACCAGAAGATGGTCGATGTCATGATCTGCAAACTCCGCAAGAAACTAAAGCCCTTCGGTCTTGTAATTGAGACGATGTGGGGGATGGGATATCTCATCACCCCCGCCTCGCGGGAACTAGCAGTGCAGCTGCTCATCGCCGAGGAGCCGAACAATGGGTGACCCGCTCCTCAACGAGCACGCGATCATCGCGCTGCTTCAGGCCAACCCCGCCGACAAGGCGACCGCTGAAATACAGGCAGGGGCGGCGTCGGCGTTGATGGACCTATATGACCGCGGCGCCACGCGCGCGGAGTTCGGCGAGATGGCCCTCTCCTGCCTGGGGCTATACAGCCAGACCGCCAAGCTGGTGCTGATGCTTAACATCAAAGCGGCCTACGATCGTGACCTGGTCACCGAGGAAACCATCAACGAGGCGATCAGCGGGCTCACGAACCTGGTCCGGAAACAGTCCGACACCGTGATCGAGATCGTGGGTCGCCTCATGCAGTGCCCCACCAGCCAGGACAAAGTCCATTGAAAATTTTACCCAGCGAGAGTGCGCTTCCGAGAGGGTGGTTCATCTTTAGCGGGCCCACCTACGGGATCGGCTGGAACAACGGGCGCCGGCGGTTTCTCTTTGGGTACAGGCCCGGCCGTGGGTTTCGTTGGATACACGAGACATTGAGACCCCTATGACTGAGCCGGTCGACACAGGGTTTGACGCGGTCTTGGCCGGCGAGGTTTGGGCGCCGCCGGAGCCAACGACGGCTGAGATGGAGCGGGGTGTCGCAGGACATACGCCGATGCGGCAGAGCGACACAGCAACGCCTGCTCCTTCTGAGCCGTCAATTACCGCCACGGTAACAAGCCTCTCCCCCGAAGGGGTTCAGGCCGCCAAGGCCCTTGTGCAGCTACCCGCCATGACGCCGTCTGAGCTCGCCCGTCTCGCGCGCGAGATCGCGATGGACATTAAAGAGCGCCCAGGCGTCCTCCGGGAATACAAACTCACAGAGCCCCAATATGAGTTCCTCGAAGCCAACAACGAATTTTATAAAGCTGCCTTGCAGGCAGCCTGCATCGAGTGGCACGCGCCTCTCACCACGCAGGAACGGATTAAGGTTGAGGCTGCAGCCATCCTCGAAGACAGCCTGCTGGATATCGGTTCTCGCATGCGGACCAAATCCGAGCCGCTTACCGGCGTCGTGGAGGCTGCTAAGCTCTTTGCGAAAGTCGCCGGTGTTGGTGAGCGCGAACTTGGGGCGGGCACTCCTGGAGAACGCTTCGTTATTAACATCGACCTTGGCGGAGATCAGAAGCTGGTCGTCCAGTCGACTTCGCCGCCGGCGTCAGCTGCTCAACCGTCTGGCAACCTGTCGCTACCAGCGATCTGACAAAGGGAGCGCCACCCGCCGACGATACGACCAATCCCCGCAAGGCCGAGCGACCAAGTCGCGATACGATCACTCTCTGTTAGGGAGAGAACGACATAGTCGGGCGGCTCGGTCGCCCGCGGGGGTCATGCGCATATTTCGTAAAAACCATTCGCCGAAAGGCGTCGAACGACACTGGAGATATGACAACAATGGGCGCCGAACGAAAAACCGATGCTGAGAAGCTGGCCGACGCGGTTGCCATCATCCGCCAGAAGAACGCCGAGCTCCTCGACGCGAAGAAGACGATTACGCGGCTGACAGAGGAGGGGGACGATGCGCGGACAATTCGAGAAAATATATACAAGATCGCAGCGTATGACCCCGACCCCCCTGAATGGCTTGTCCGAGAGGGCCGAGCGGGCGCTCGCGGCGTACCGGCAACGATCTGGAGCGACTGGCACTATGGTGAAGTCGTCCGCATGCCAGGGATCAACACTTACGACAAGGCCGTCGCCAAGCGCCGGATTAAACGACTGGCAGAGACCACCGTTGATCTGGCTTTCAACCATATGGGCCGCGCAAAAATCCGCTACCCGGGCTGCGTCGTCGCTCTGGGAGGCGATATGCTGGGTGGTGACATTCATGAGGAGTTGATGAAGACCAACGATCGCACGACGCAGCAAGCGATCGAGGACTTGATCGACCTGATCAGTGGCGGCCTCGAAATGATGGCTTCCAGTTTCGGGAAGCTCTTCGTGCCGTGTGTCGTCGGCAACCACGGGCGCTCCACCAAGAAGATGCAGATGAAGCAGCGCGTGTTCACGTCACACGAGTGGAACGTTTACTGCGGCGTTGCTCGGCATTTCCGGAGGAGCAAGCATGTCCAGTTCTCGATCCCGGAAACGGCGGATTGCGCGTTCAATCTCTTTGGCCATCGATACATGCTTACCCACGGCGATAGTCTGGGCACTAAAGGCGGAGATGGCATCATCGGTGCTCTTGGACCAATCATGCGAGGCACTCTTAAGACGCACCGATCGGAGGCGCAGATTGGCCGTGATTTCGATACTCTGCTCGTCGGCCACTGGCACCAATACATCACGCTTCCCGGCCTCATTGTTAACAATTCCCTCAAGGGATATGACGAGTTCGCCCATCTCGTACTTCGTGCGCCGTACTCTCGCCCGTCGCAAGCTCTTTGGTTTACCCACCCCGAGCACGGCATCACCGCTCACTGGCAAGTCTATCTCGAAGGACAGCTCAATCCCCTGACGCAAGCGAAGCCGTGGGTGTCATGGCAGAACTTCGCCGACACGAGGATGAGCGCCTGATGGCACAGCTTAGTCTATACCAGCGATACCCCGAGTGCCATAAATCCGCGGTGCGGCGCTGGCAGAAGGCTAATCCGGAGAAATGCAGAGCGAGCGCTTTGGCTTGGCGCAATAGCTGGACCCCGGACCAACGAGCGATCAATCTCGCGAAACAGCGCGCGCGAACTTTCTTACGTCGGTACGGGATCACGGAAGAACAATATCTTGTGCGGCTCGCGGAACAGAATGGGCACTGTGCCCTCTGCTCACGCACCCCAGCGCAAGAGCGATATAAGCGCCTCAACGTTGACCACATCCACGGTACGAAGACCATACGGGGTCTACTTTGCACCCCATGCAACCACGCCTTAGGCGTGCTAGGTGACGACGCGGAAGGTATAGCACGGGCACTGGAGTACGTTTCATGCCGTCGCTAGACTACGCGGCCCCCGCTACCTGTGCAAAATTTATGAAGAGCGATGCCTACGGCCGGCTCATTGCGGGCCCCGTCGGATCGGGAAAGACAGTTGCGTGCATCATCGAGCTACTGCGGCGCGCGATCGCCCAGAACAAGGGCAAGGACGGCTTTCGCTATACCCGCTTTGCGATCGTCCGGCAGACGCTGAAACAGCTGAAGGACACGGTTCTGCGCGACTGCCAGCAGTGGCTTGGCGCGCTGGGGTGCCAGTGGCGGGTGTCGGAAGGTGTCTTCCACGTGGAGTTCGGCGACGTCAAGTCAGAGTGGATTTTTATTCCGCTGGAGAACGCCGAGGACCAGGCCCGCCTGCTATCGTCACAGCTGACGAGCGCGTGGCTGTCCGAGTGCATCGAGATGGACCTGGACGTGCTCGGTCCCATATCTGGGCGCTTGGGGCGCTACCCCTCTGCAGACCGCGGTGTACCGACATGGTGCGGTTGGATTGCCGATACCAACTTTCCGACGGAGATGTCACCATGGCAGCAGTACATGGAGAACCCGCCGCTTGGGGTGTCCATCTTCAAGCAGCCGTCGGGCTTGTCGCCTCTTGCCGAAAATCTAAATTTCCTGGGCCCTCAGACAGAGGACACGATCAAATTACCAGTTGATCACCCAGTGCGCCTCACTCAGGGGCGTCGCTATTATGAACGCATGGTAGAGCAACATGGAGAAGACAGTGAGTTCGTCAACCGATATGTCAAAGCCCAGTATGGTGACGATCCATCTGGCGCGGCTGTGTTTAAAAATACGTTTCGATCCGACTTTCACATTGTCGACGATACCCTACTCATTCCCGGATACCCCGTTCTCATTGGCCAAGACTTCGGACGAAACCCCTGGTCCCTCATCGCCCAGATGGATCACCTCGGGCGCTTGGTCGTGCACCAGGAAGTGCCGGCGACCAACGTAGGCCTGGAGAAGCACGTCAACCAGAGCCTGAAGCCGATCCTGTTCTCGAACAAATATCTTGGCTTCAGAGTGTGCGTCGTCGGAGACCCCAGCGGCATCGCGAAAGGGTCTGTCAGCGAGGAGAGCTGCTTCGACGCGCTGGGGCGCCTGGGCCTGCCGTCGTTCCCGGCCCCCACCAACGACATCGAGCCGCGCATCCGCGCAGTGGAGGCCCTCCTGGGCCGCCAGACCAACAGCGGCCCTACCCTAATGATCTCGCGCGCCGGATGCCCGTTTCTCTGCCGCGCTATGAGCGGCGGCTACCGCTTTACGAAGATGAAGACAGGGGCACTGAGAGTGGTCCCAGATAAACAAGACAAGGAAGGATTTTCCCATGTGGCTGACGATCTCCAGTATCTTGCTCTTGTTGTGCACGGTGGCATTGTCCCTGAGATATCCCGGCGATTACGCCCACGAACCAAAAAGCGCGCCGCTGTCTCCTCCGCTGGATGGACTTAAAGACCGCCCCCCGGTCCAGGTAGCGACGTCTTCGACTGAGCCTCCAGCATTATCACCAGGGCCTTCAGGCGCGCGAGTTTCCGGGTTCGACGAGTGGCCAGCCAACGTTGTACCGTTGCGCTCTCGTAAATCTGGATACAATACCACACGATCGCTATGAACGCGGCAAACGCCGGGGCGGCCCCAAACAGCGTTGCCGTTACAACCCCGCCCCCGATTATGTTGCTCATCCACGAGGCGATCGACTGCTGCTGGCTTTCCATGGTGTCCCTCATCTGCATCCCTACTGGTGGCACTCCACGGTTAACATTTTAAAACCGTTAAGTAATTTTTACCCCCTGGCATGCGAGGGCGTTATGCTCAACTTGCGAGCATCGTACAACCATGTCGGACCTAGGCCAGAACGGCGTGATACAGTTTACTCCGCCGGCGCAACTGGAAGCGCAGCTTAGCGCTGCCGCTGCGCAAAAAGCTCAGGCCGCTCAGGCCGCGCAGCAAACATCACAGCCCCAGTATCCGGAACTCGCCGGCTATGTGAAGGGGCAGTTCGAGATTTTCCGTAACCACCGCAACACGGTAGCAGGCTGGAGCAACCGCATGCTCGCCGCGCTGCGTTCCTTCAATGGCCAGTACGACCCCACCAAGCTGATCGAGATCACGAAGTGGGGCGGCTCGACCGTGTACGCCCGTCTTATTGCTCAAAAATGTCGCGCTGCTAGTTCGCTCTTGCGTGACATCTATCTCGGCCAGGACGTGCCCTGGTCCCTGCAGCCGCCCAAAGAGCCTGACGTTCCGCCGGACATCCTCCAGAAGATCGACCAGCTACTCCAGCAGGAGGCGCAGCAGGTCGCGCAGCAACTGGGCCAGCCGCCGAGCCCTAGTGACCTAGCCGAACGGCGTCGTCACTTATTGGAGCAGGCCGAAGAGGCCGCCAAGCGCAAGGCCGCGCAGCAGGCGCGCGTGAGCGAGGACAAAATTCAGGACATGCTGACAGAGGGAGGCTACTACCATGCTCTTGCTGAGTTTCTTGTTGATCTTCCTATTTTCCCTTTTGCTTGTATCAAAGGTCCTGTTGTCAAGGTCATCCCGACGGTTATCTGGCCTCCTGGAGGAGGCCAACCGCAAGTCAAGCAAGTCCCAAAACTAACGTGGAACCGGGTATCGCCATTTGATATCTGGTTCACGCCAGGCGTCTCAGATATCGAGAACGCGAACGTCATCGAGAAGCTTCGCGTCACGCGTGCTGAGCTTAATGACCTGCTCGACCTGCCCGGGTACAACCAGTCTGAGATACGGGCGGTTCTTGATGAATATGGCCGTGGCGGCCTCTACGACAACTGGGACACCACCGACGCCGAGCGGAGTGTCCTGGAGCAGCGAGAGAACCCAGCCTGGAACAGGTCTGGCATGATCTCTATGATGGAGTTCAACGGGAACGTTCAAGGGCGTCTCCTGCAGGACTACGGTATGCCGGTTCAGGACGAGCTGCGCGACTACCACGTTCAAATTTGGGTGATCGGATCGCATGTCATCAAGTGCCATCTATCACCCAGCCCCCGGCAGCGCCATCCTTATTTCATCACGTCGTTCGAGAAGGTCCCAGGCACCCCTGTAGGCAACGGTTTGACCGATCTTCTGGCCGATCTTCAAGAAGCGGCGAACGCGACCTTGCGGTCGCTGATCAACAACATTTCGATCTCGTCTGGCCCTCAAGTTGTCATCAACGACGACATGCTGGCGCCCGAGGAGAACGGCGAGGACATGTACCCATGGAAAAGATGGCACACGCGCAACGATCCGATGACGTCGAGCGGGAAGCAGCCGATCAGCTTCTTCATGCCGGCGTCGAACGCGCAGACAATGATCCAGTGCTTCCAGGAGTTTGTCAGCATTGCGGACGACGTTTCGGCGATCCCGAAGTATGTTGGTGGACAGGCTGGTGGTGGTGCTGGTCGGACGGCGTCGGGTCTCGCGATGCTGATGGGCAACGCCAGCAAAATCCTTCAGACGGTATCGGCGAACATCGATCGCGATGTGATCGAGGGGTCGATGATGCAGCTGCAGGACCTGCTGTTGCTCACGGACAAGAGCGGACTTTTGACTGGCGAAGAACGGCTGACGGTGCAGGGCGTGAATGTTGCGATCCAACGCGAGACATTGCGCCAGCGCCAGATCGAGTTCTTGACGGCGACGAACAACCCGACCGACATGAAGATCATGGGCATCAAGGGGCGGGCTGTCGTCCTGCGCTCTGTATCGACAACGATCGGGATGCCGGGCGAAGAGATCGTGCCGCCTGAAGACCAGATCGAGAAGATGGCGCAAGCCGAGCAGAAGCAGCAGCAAAACGGCCAGGGTGCGATCGACGCGGCTGTCAACAAGGCGGTCGACATGGGCGTCGCTGCTGGCGTCAAACGCATCGTCACCGAGCTGACGGCTGGCAAGCTCGCCATGCAGGAGCAGATGCCTGAAGGCCCGCCAGCGCACATCGGAACGCCCGGCGGCGGGCAGAGCACGACCAGTAACCCTGGAATGGACCTTGGTGGAGAACAGCAGCAGTCCTCCCCACAGGCTCCCGGATCGGTGGCGCACGGCGCCGCGCAGGCCCAGGGGAACAAGCCCAGTGCCCTCTCGCAAAGCATGGGACCGCAGACGCACCTGATGGGTAACCAGCCGGGCGCCGGTGCCAAGCCGGTTAGCGGGGGCGTCGGCTGATGGCGATCAATACGCAGAAATTGGTGCGCGTGCTCGCGGGCCCGACTGGGCCGACCGGCAATGTTGAAGGCGTGCATGTCCTAGCCACGTTCACGGGTCCGACGGGTACGTTCGCTGTATGGGGTCAGGTTAACGCTGCGCAACAGGCCGGCGGACCGACTGGGACGTTCAAGGAAGTCTATCCCCTCGCCGGCACGGGCCCGGCTGGCCGCATCAAGACCGTGATTATTCCTGGCTACACGGGTCCGGCTTAGAGGAGTTTTGTTATGACAAATACCGTTCCAGTTGCAGCCAGCCCGAACTATGACCCGAACCGTCTTCCGACGATCGTAAACCAAATGGCGATCGGGCATAATAACTTTGCCGCCGTCCGTCCGCTATCGGTCCCCTTCGAGCGTGGCATCCGATCTGCGCAGCACCTGCCGCTCGTTAACGCCGGCTCTGCGCTCACGGTGGTGATTGTGGGCGATAGCCGCGCCACGCCGCTATCTGACCAGATTGTTGCAACGGACTATTTTTCGCAGCAGGTCAAACGGAAGTTGCTACGGGAATTTCCGACTAAGACGTTCACATACTACGAACGCGCGATCGTCGGCGCGGGCTGGTCACATCTCGATGCGGCTTCTCTGGCGTCGACCGGCCTCACCCTGCCATCCTGGGCAACGCCAAGCACCAATTCCTGGCTCTCGTTCGTGAGCACGCTGACACCGGACCTGATCGTGTTTGAGTTGGGTGCGAATACCGGTGTGCCCGGAACCGAGATGGCGGCGTTCTATTCCGTGATGGGGAAGGTCGCTGCGTTCGCTAAAGTACCGGATCGGATTTTTTCGACGAGCGAGGCGCCGAGTTTTACGACTGGCGGCCTGACCGGGGTTGCGATGCGCGAGGCCCGCCACCAGCAGGCGGCGATGTTGCGCGGGTACTGCCTCCGCAACAATTTCGGGTTCATCGATAAGAACCGCTGGGCCTCTATCATTCGCGACGGCATCGATCCACTCCGTTCAGTCTTCGTGCAGCCAACGTCACAGATCAATTTCAATAGCGGTGGCCTGCCCTGGACGACGCCATACTCAACCCACGATATGTCGATCATCTTCCAGTTGGCCGGTGTGCCTGCGTCGCAACTGCGATCTGGCTCCGCCGGTGCGTTCAAGATCGGCATCGGATCACTGAGCGACAACACGTTTGAGATTTGGAAGGATGCCGGTACCGGCAATTTCTTCATCAACAGCAGGCTCACTGGTACGCTGTTGCCCTATAGCGCGATCAACACCGGCGTAGCCTGTCCCGCGTCTGGCACAATGTATTTCGAGTTCATTGTCAAAGGGCAGTGGGTGCAGCTTGGCTTCTCGACTACCACTCAGATTGCCGGCAACTTCACACCGATCTGGTCCGGCTACACAGAGCGAGCGGGTGGCTTGTTTACGCCGTTCTTTTCTCAGGCGGGCTCTGGTGGCCAGGTATTTTTCATAAACTCGTTCTGTACCAGCACCCCGTCACCGCATACGCCGCTCACGTCCGACACCGAAATGTTTGGGGTAGTGCCGGGCGGTCAGGGCGGCTCTGTTACGAACTTCGGCGGAAACGGGACTAACCATCTCTCGACCCAAGGTTTGTCATGGGTAACCGCGACGCTGCTCGATAGGGAGAGCTTCGCTTAGGAGGACTTTGAAATGGCCCTTAAATCCAGTAAGAACTATGATGTTAATTCGATCGACAGTATCCTCAAGCAAATTGTCGATGCGGTTAACCCCCTTCTGACGACGCAGCAGCTGTTCAATGCGGGCTACGTCCCCGGCAAATGGTACCCGGCCTCTGCTGGCGCCATTGCTGCCGCGGGTGGAAACCCCGCTGCGGGCACGTTGTACCTGGTCCCATTTGTCGTCGGCGGTAACATCACGGTTGATCAGCTCGCCGCCACCGTCACTACTCTCGCCGCCGGCGGAAATCTTCAGCTTGCCCTCTATGCGACCGATCCGCTCCAGGTCGATCGGCCGGGCGCATTGCTCGGTACCGTATCTGCGTTGTCAACCGCGGTCGCCACGACTGTCTCGGGCGCGCTGGCTGCGCCAGTTGCACTCACCCCTGGGGTATATTGGGTTGGCTTGATTGCCGACGCCTCTGCTGCTGGCGTTTGCGCGGTGGTGGGCACGAACGGGAGTGATCTTGAAATCGCAAAGCGGATCGGTGTCGCGACCGCCGCCATTGCGTCTGCCCTCGGTGGCAACGCATCGGTTTCGGCCCCGGCCACATACGGGGCACTCTCGGCGTCTCTGCACGGTGCTGTGTTTACGCAGCATGGATCGTCTCTGGCTTTCTTGCTCGCAATGCACGTCCTAAGCACGCCGTAAAGCATTTGATAAGGGTTCGTCCTTACCCGTGAGACATGTTCGGCATTTCGCCGAGGCCAGGGACACCTGACAGGGGACGATACGATGTCAATACTTTCTTCGAGAAATTACGATCGCAATATCCTTGGCTCGGTTCTCAAACAAGTCGTTGATGTCATCAACAACGGCTCCGTTGGCGGCCCGACCGGCGTGACCGGCCCCGCCGGCCCCACGGGTTCATCCACTGGCGCAACGGGTAACACCGGCACCGCGGGCGCCACTGGCCCGACCGGACCGATTTTTGGTATTACTGGCCCACAGGGCCCGCAGGGCTCGCAAGGTCCCGCTGGCGCGACCGGCGCGACCGGCGCAACTGGCCAAGGCCAGACTGGCCCGGCTGGCCCCCTTGGAGCTACTGGCCCCACTCCCGGCGTAACTGGCAACACGGGCCCGACTGGCACCGGCGTGACCGGTCCGACGGGAACTGCCGGCGCAACCGGTGCAACAGGCCCGACTGGCCCGTCCGGCATCGTCGGCGTCGTGATCATCCCGCCAACCTCTGATCCGCACGTTGCGGGTCAAGTCTGGGTCAATAGCGGTGTGCTTACCGTCTCCGCCGGTTAATAGGGGGCTGACATGGCAGTAGGCAACTCAGTATATGGCGTCCCCATCATTCCCGATCCCCCCGCGGTCGCGAAGGACACCTACGACGACAATCGCATCCCCGCGGTATTGAAGCAGGTCGTCGATCTGATCAACGACAAGAACATCCCCGGGCCGCGCGGTAGTACTGGCGTTGCCGGTCCGACCGGCGGCGGCGCTGCGGCGTTCACTGGTCCGACCGGGCCTACTGGCTCATCTCCCACGGGTCCGCACATTTCCGGTGGCCTCGGTACCGGTCCGACTGGTCTCACTGGATATCAGGGTTATCAAGGTCCGCAAGGACCGCTTGGTCCGCTGGCGTCGGCTACCCAGAACGGCAACGCAACTGGCCCGACCGGCAGCACTGGCCCGCAAGGAGCTTCTACGGGTCCTGCAGGCAACACAGGTGCGGCTTCGGCGACCGGCGCTACCGGCCCGGCCGGCATCACCGGCAAAGCTGCCGACATGCAAGGTCTGAAGGGACCACTCAACACCACGACGGTGTGGATACCGCCGACGACCGACCCGGGGATTGCCGGTGCGATCTGGAACGCCAACGGCGGAACTGGTCCAGTCGGCATGACGGGGTTCAACTACGTCGGCGTGACGGGCTTGACCGGAACGAGCCAGACTGGGACGTACATTGGATCGACCGGCGCGTTCTTCAAAATTTCGTCAGGTGGCTTCAACCTCAACAAGTAACGCTTGCTTGATTGTTACCGCCACGGTAGTTCGCAAACCCTGAACCCCAACTCAGGAAAGCAAATGAAGCCATCACTGTGTTTGAACGCAATTGTCCGCAACGAGGCGGGACGCATTGAACGTATGCTCGCGTCTGTCCTCCCATACGTCAAGGCCGTCGCGATCCTCGATACGGGATCGACTGACGACACGATCAAGATTATAGAGCGCCTGTGCAACGATGCTGGTGTTTGGCTCACGGTCGGCGAGACCACGTTCGAAAACTTCTCCCAGGCCCGCAATGAGGCGTTCTCTCTTGCCCAAGCGAACAATGTTTGCGATGCGTGGTGCCAGTTCGCCCTGCTTGTCGATGCCGACATGGAGCTTGTCGTCGATAATCCCCACTCGCTGATGCTCCTGGATGCAAACGCGCCCTCCTACGACATGATGCAAAAAGGTGGCGCGGTGTCCTACGCCAACCGCCGCATCATCAACCTCGACTGGGGGACCCCTCCATATGTCGGCGTTACACACGAATACCTCGATGTGCCGTCTGCCGGGATGATCAAAGGTGCCAGCTTCATCGATCACGCCGACGGATCGAACCGCAAGGACAAATACCCGCGCGATGCCGCGCTCCTTGAGGCGGCCCTGATGGAAGACCCCAACAATGGTCGTTATCTATATTATCTGGGCAACACATACCGTGATTGGGGCCGTTATGACTTGGCGATCGAGACGTACCAGAAGAGGATCGCGTTAGGCGGATGGGACGAAGAAACTCACAGCGCGATGATGCACCTCGCCGGTTGTCTGAAGGACACTCTGGACGAAGCCGGCTATGTTGCTGGCTTGCTTGCTGCCTACAATTTCCGCCCAACCCGTGCCGAGCCACTCTATGATCTCGCAAAGCACTACCGCGAGAAGGGAGACAACGCCGCAGCCCTGATGTTCGCAAAGACCGGCCTACCGAAGACGCGCCCCGATGACCTTCTTTTTGTTAATGACTTTGTCTACGAGCATGGTCTTCGGTATGAGTATTCGATCGCTGGATACTACGACGAGAAAGAGCGTGGCCGCGCGTTTGAGGTTACGGATGATCTCGCGCTCGATAAGACGTGCCCGGAAGGCTACCGCTGGAGCGCCCGCAACAACCTCTACCACTTCACGAAGCCGCTGAAAGAGCACTGCCCGTCTTTCGAGGCTAAGCGCCTCAGCTTTACTCCTCCCCCCGGGTACACTGCGATGAACCCGTCGGTCGAGGTGTGCCACGACAAGATCAAGTGCAACATCCGCTGTGTGAACTACAAGATCGACGAGCACGGGCGCTATATGATTGGGCCGCTGGAGTGCCACGATGCGCCGATCGACACGAGAAATTTTCTGGTCGAACTCTCCCCGACGCTTGAAAGCGTTAAGAGAGTTAGAGAGATCGTCTGGGATCGGCCGCCAGCCAACTTCCCGCAAGTGACTGGCCTTGAAGACGTCAGGTTATACCGATCGCGTGGCGAGCTTTGGTTCAGCGCTTGCGTGCGCGAGTGCAGTCCTAACGGAACGTGCCAACAGGCGCGAGGTAGGCTCTATAGGCCGCTTCCTACGGAATGTCGTGTCACCGACTTCCAGATCATCTCCGGTGAAGGCAAGCACGAGAAGAACTGGATGCATCTGGATGGCGGGGACTTCATACACCGCCTCGACACGATCATCCACGCCGATGCGCCGTGCGTCGACGTGACGCGGCACTACACCATCCGACCGACCGATCTCCACGTCGGAGACATCAGCGGCGGCTCGCAGCTGATTGAGTTTCGTGGCGGTCGGCTCGCCGTTGTACACGAGGCGCTCACTGGCCCCGACGGCAAGCGAACCTATTGGCACCGCTTCGCCTACTTCGATCACGACGGCGCGTTCCGCAAACTCAGCATGCCGTTCGTGTTCCTCGACCGACAGATCGAGTTCTGCGCGGGGCTGGCACAGCACCCCAACCAGAGCGATCTGATCTTGTCGTTCGGCGTGCGCGATGCTGAAGCGTGGATCGCCACTGTGTCGATGGAAGATGTTGCTCAACTACTTTGGAAAGCCCACCACCATGAGGACTAAGCTCGTCACCGGGTACGTTCCGATCCCCGACCATCCGCGTACCGCGGCTGAGTACGGCATGCTTGGCGAGAGACTGAGCGGCGTCCCGGTGCGCAAGAAGGCCTTCTACATGAAGGTTCAAGACACCTGGATGCACAAGTACATTCAGAAGCTGCCGTTCGTGCCGCGGTCGTCCGAGCACGACAACCCGATGAAGAACAGCTTGGCCTACCATTGTGTTAATCACCAGAAAACCTCTTGGCTCGTGCAGGCCGCGGACGAGGACCCGGAAGCCGACGTGCTTGTGTGGGTCGACTACGGCGTGTTCAGACTTCAAGGCGTCAACAATCAGGCGATCTACGAGTTCATGGAGAAGGTGGATGACAAGGCGATCTACGCACCAGGATGCTGGGACAAGCCGCAAGTCGTGGAGAGCGCGTATCCTTGTTGGCGTTTTTGCGGCTCTGTGCTTGCCGTTCCTCGTCGTCTGGTGGATGAGCTTGATTTTGCTTGTCGTGTTACTGCACGCCAGCACATTTCTGCAACGAAGTCGGTAGAGTGGGAAGTAAATAGCTGGGCCCGAGTTGAGGCCAAGGGAAAGCTGCCCTTCCACTGGTATAAGGCTGACCACGACGTCAGCATGTTCAACAATCTGGAGCTGAAACCATGAGCTATCTCGAAAACCTATTCACTCGCTTTGGGACCGATAAAGGGATTTGGGGCTATCACCCATACTACGAGAAGCTGATGGGTCCGCGTCGGTTCGAAGTAAAACGGGTCCTGGAGATTGGGATTTGTGGCTATCGTGACATCCCCGGAAACGTCGTCGGAGCCAGCCTCTTCTGTTGGCGTGACTATTTCCCCCACGCAGAGATTTATGGCCTCGACAACGACGGTCGTTTTATCTTCAACGACCAACAGCGCATTCGTACTCTACAGTGCGATGCCTACAATGGTGCCCAGCTTCACGAGGCAATGGAGCAGTTCGGCGGTGAGTTTGACATGATCGTCGACGATGCCGTGCATGATCCTGCCCCCCAGATTTGGCTCATGAACACCCTCGCGCCCTACCTCAAGGAGGGCGGACGATATTTCGTCGAGGATACGTGCCCATACAAAATGCCAAATGGGATCGAGCGCGATCTATACGACCACATCAAGGGATACCGGGCTATCTGCGCGCTCTCGACCCCGAAGCCGGAAGTCCTTGTTGTCGGCGTTAAGTAGTCTTTAAGCGCCTCGGCCTTATCTCGCTCCTGATGAATTTTTCTCCCCAGGAGCATATGACCATGGTCAGCAAGAGCACCGCAGGCCTTCCCAAGGAAGGCTCGACGATGAAGCAGACGGAACACAACACCACGTTTGCCAAGGGCGGCAACACCCCGATGTTCGGCAAGGGCGACCGTACGGTTACCGCGCCGCTGGAACAAGCGGGTCACAAAGACGCCGGCACTACCGATCAGGGGTCGCATGACGGCGGCACCGGCGACAAGTTCGCCAAGGGCGGCACGAACAAGATGTTCGGGTATGCGGGCTCGCAGCCGGCAGAGGCCGGCAAGACCAGCGCTCGCTAACATGCAGCGCCAGACCATCAAGCCACGCGGGATCGCGGCGCCGATGACTGTCCCCAATCCGGGGTCAGCTTCGGCTGTCGGTCCTTCTGGCAAGGCGCCCACCCCGCGCGTCAAGAACACCCGCGACTACGGCAAGCCGGCGGCTCCTCTCCCCGCGCCGGCGCCATCGCCAAGTCCTTTTGGGCCCACTGATGGTGGGTCACGGATCGGAGGCATCTGATGTTCAAGAAGCACATGACGCCCCTACAGCCACACTCCAAGAAGGGTACCCTGGACAACTCTCCCGATAAGGGATCGGCCCAGCGTGCCCTCCCCGGCGCAGCCTCTGGCGGCGGCCCGGCGAGCTTTCAGTCCTACGGCAAAGCCACCCCCATGGCACAGCCCCAGCGACCCGCCCCCACGCCTGACGGCCTTGGTTCTGGTTCCTGGAGCGGGAACGGCATCGCTTGAGCTCGACCACCCCGTCTGACATCCTCCGCGTCTATTCCCAGGCACTCAGGGTCGCCGCTCCGCGCGAGTGGGAGGCCTTTGTCGAGTGCTTCGACGCCTATGCGACCGATGTTACCGTGGCGGTAACAAACGCCGAGCAGCACGAAATCCTCGTTGCCCAAGGCCGCGCCAAGGCTTTTCTGCATCTCCTGGCCCTGTTCAGGAACTGCCACGTCCAGCCCAAACCCCCCAACAACCCAACTCCCTAGGAGCTAAATCATGGCTGTCTCTGAAGCTGTCAAATCAGGCGATGGCCTGACGCAACTATCCGCGGACCCCAACGTGGTCGTTCCGGAGCACGTTAAACGTGCCTCTGCTGCGGCGGAGGCGATGCACCAGCAGCACTACCCAAAGGATTTGGAACAGGCGCCGGCACCAAACAAGGAGGCGCTCCCTCAACCTCCCGCACCGGAGCCGCTCCATTCTTCCAATCCGCCGAACGCCGAAGTCCAATCAGCCGAGGCCGCCGAGCGTGCAGCCCAACAGCCCGCCCCTCAGCCCGCCCCTCAGCCGGACCCAGCCGACCAGAACGTCAGTGCTGAGGATTGGCGACACCGGTTTCTCTCCATGCAGGGTCGCTTCCAGGCCCAGGTGCGCACCAACGCCTCAATGGAAGAGCAGATGCGCCAGCTGGGCGAGGAGCT